TTTTTCGTCCTGTATGTTCTGAATTTCTGTAATTAACTGTTCTTTCATCTTGTACCGCCTTTCTTGTCAGATGCAAGGTTACTTGTAAAAATCCAGACACATCTTAAAAAGTGTTCGCTAAGTAAATTCAGATTTTTTGTAATTTCTTCAATATACAGTTCTCTCATAATAATCTACCTTTCTTTCAAAAAATACTTGATTTTCCGCAAGGAAATGATAGAATATATTTATCAGTCCTTGCGGATTGGTGTTTTAAGAGTAACTTCTACTTGTCTATGGTGTAAGTTACTCTTTTTCCTTGCCTAAAAGTAAATGAATACCTCTGCGAATTGCTTCTGCTCTTGTAATGTTATTTTCAATGCAATATTTATCTAACTCGCTTGTGGTTTTATCGTCAAGCCTAACTTTTACATCATTGCTTTTCGGATTATTTATTTTAGGTCTGCCTGTTCTTGGACTCATTTTTACCACCTCACTTATTGAGTTCCACAATCTCATTATATTTATTGGAACTCATAATGTCAATACCTTTTTAAAGATTTTTCCTGCCTTTCGTTTGCTGTTTGACAACCATTCCAAAAAGCGGTATAATCCATGTATCAACCGCTTTTGGTGGCTGTAAGTGTAAGAGTAACCGTTACTTGTCTAGGGCTTCGGTTGCTCTTATTTCGTTATAGACCTTATCAATCCCTTTCATTACTACATCATATTGTGTCATTCCGGTCTTTTCACAGCAATATAGAAGTTTTTCTCTATCTTCTTCTGTTGCTCTTACTTTTATAATGTTATTTTTGGGATTATCTGTCGGTCTGCCTGTTCTTGGTGACACTGTTTCATCTCCTTTCTTTTGGGTACACATAAATATTAATATATGAGTACACAAAAGTCAATACCTTTTTGAAAAATTCCCAAATCCACAAATCACTAGCTGATATTCAGTTGTCAATGTTCAAACAAACAGGGGCATTTCTGCCCCTGCCATTACATTTTGGAAACAAGCGTTGACAGCTTGCTTTTTGTCATTGTGCGCTCTTCCGGCGTCATGTCGGAGATAAGTTCCGCCATATCCTCCGAAAGCTCTTTCATGTATTTTTCAAGGTCATGCATCTTTGCGTCCTTGTCCTCCGGCGTATTGCCTTTGTGAAGCTCTTTGCTTTCCATGTAGCTTCTGCGGCTCATTCCGCTTTTACCCTCTCTGCGGTCACGCATACCGCCATCTGCCGCAATTGTAGGCTCTGTGTAATACATTTTGCCAGAGTGACGATCCATATCACGGTCGTGTTCCATTTCCCGGTACATTTCCGGTGTCATGTGCCAGTACGGAGGTTCTTCATATCCGCGGCGCGTACCTCTTCCCTTTGGCGCGAATCTGCCGTCTGCATACCGGTAACGGTCATAATACCGTCTGCCGTCTCCGTAACGCTCAAACATATCAAGAACCTGCTCTGGGTCTGATTCGTCCATTGATTTTGTAAGCGTCCGGTAATACATGGCTTCCGCAAGGTCTTTAAGCATGTCCGTGACTTTTCCCATCTCTTCTGTATCTACACATTCGATACCTTTTGCAAACTCACACTCTGCGCTTTCAGACAGTTTTTCGATCATTTTGTGCATTCTTTTAATATCCATAAAACCGCCCTCCTTACGCTTCCCGGACTGCAATTAAATTGCTGTTCTGAACTTCGATTGCCTGCGTAGACGTATTCTGTACCGCTACCGTAACACAACAACCGCGAGGAACGTCCACATATGCCTGCGCCGAAACGTTAAAGAAGTTTTCAACTGCCGCCGGTGTAACAATCATTCGAGTTGACTGCAACGGTTCTCCGTCAATTGCAATAGCCAGTGAAATAGCTTCAACTGTGCCACCGGTAGGAATTTGAATGTTTCCGGAATAAGATACCAAAAATCTTGCCCGGCACTGATTTGTAAGTCCTCTTAATTTAACAATGCCGCTTCCCTGTCTATGAAGAATACATTTTGTTGCGCATACCGGAGTTTCTGTAAATGCCACATCTTCTCCCTGCGCGACAGTTTGAATTGCAATCCCTGTAAATTCTGCCATAATTATTTACCTCTCTTTCAAAAAATAAGGGCAAACATTATAGTCTGCCCTTTGTGTTTATAAGCAATACTGCACAGCAGACATAATCGAGTTAAACTCAATTAAGATACTCAATTATTCAATTTTGTGTAGCAGCTACTTTTAGCAGCTACATCCTGTGTTACATCCACAACCATACGCATAAGCGTTAGGATTTGGCACAACATATGCCGGGATTGCAGCCGGATTTACAGCGTTGATAATCTGCTGTGTCTGCGCTGACATTGCAGTAGTGAGCAATGCAGACTGGCGATCCTGTGATGCGGCTCTTCTTAAGTCATTATTTTCTGCCTGTAAGGAAGAAATCTTTTCCTGACACAGGTAATCAAGGATTGCCCTTGTTCCTGCCTGCTGGCTGTCGATAATGTCTCTTGTGTTGCTGTTCATGGTGTTCTGCAGTGCACAGGTGTTCTGCGCCATATTGTAGTTCACACCCTGGATAGCTTCTCTGGTCTCACAGCAGCAATTAGCCAGCTGGGACTGCAAAGCATTCTGTGCCTGCATAAGTGTTACATTTGTGGTATTAAATCCCTGCTGCGTCTGATATCCAAGGTTGCAGATTGCATTGTCTACACCATGGAAACCGTTCATAACGGCGGTATTCTGTGCGTAAAATCCATCACAGAGACCATTTGCAATACCATCTAACTTCCCGATGATAGCCTGCGTGTCAAATCCACGCTGAATTGCAGAGTCGGTGTATGCAGATGCTGTCGCTCCCATGCCTCCGTTTCCTCCCCAGCCATTGCCGCCAAAGCCGCCCCAGCCAAAAATCATAGCGAAGATAATGATAGCCCACCAGCCATCGCCGCCCCACATGCCATCATTGTTTCTTCCGTTTCCTGTCACTGCTGCAATATCAGCAAGACTAGGAGATGCGTTTCCATTAAACATTTTGTTTACCTCCATCTGATTTATTTACAAATGGGATAACCGGTTATTGTGCGCGCAACCCAAAATGTACTAATGATTAAACATACTCATAACCTTTTGCTTTGCTTCATCTACTGTAATTCCTCTTTCTTTGCAGAGATTCTCCGCCATTGTCTTAAGTCCGACCGTATCTCCGCTTTGATACATCTGCATGGCATTTTTAGCCATTGGATTGTTTTGCATCTGCGGAGAATTTATCATTTGGTTCAAAATCATTTGCATCAGATTCATTCGGATTCACTCTCCTTTTTAATTTGAGAAGTTTTTTTCTGTGGAACCGGAATTTTACCAATACGTTCCTCTAACTGTTCAATTTTCCCAAACAGTTCGTCAAACTTTCCCATAAATGCCCCTGTGCACTCGTCTGATAGGTCAAATTTCATTTTTTCCGTCTCATGCGATAAATTGTTAGTCATATCATTTAAAACAGGCTTAAAAACGATTGTGCGGATTGTACCATCTGAGTTCCAGCTTTTGGCGTATATTTCCGACATATCCTGCTTTGGGAAAAACGCCACGCTTCCATCCATCGGCACATCGTTTGCAGTAATATTTTCAACAGAAGGCACAATTTTCCCATTTATTCCAATAGGCGTCATTTGTGTCTGCTGAATTTGCTGTGTTTGCGCCGGTTGAAAATAATTTTGCGGCTGTTCAATTCTTTGCTGATTACCATATGGATTATACCCATATGATGCCTGATAAGGAATTTGCTGACTATATCCCGGTGCCGGATAAACTCCGTTCATGTTCATTTTCTTCAACCTCCTCCAAAACATCCTCGATTGCGTGAATGATAGATGACTGCGTTGACAAATCTAATGATTGCAATTCTTTTCTGGCAAAAATTTTCTCAAGAACATCGTCAGAAAACATTATCATCCCTCCCTTTGCTTATATTGTGGCATAAAAAAAGACGGTAAAACCGCCAGAATACCGTCTAAATAACGCCTGTTTCCCGCCGTATCACCGCCAAAATTGCAATAAAAAAAGAACGCATTAAGCGTTCGTACGTTTGTTCGTGTTACCTTTAGTGTTACCTTTGATTTTGACCTTTAGAAAAGACACCATTCAAAAACTCCTTTCTTTCAGTAAAATCAAGGCTTCACAAGGTTTTCTTAAACAAAAATAAAGTAGCGGAAGGGAGATTCGAACTCGGTATCAATTCTCTCAAACCCGCATAAATACTGAATTTCTTTATCTCCAAAGGTGTTACCTCGTGTTACCTTTTACATTGATAATGCTTTTGCAATATATTCCTGCATTTCACTCTCTGTCTTGTTATTAAAATAGTAATGATCGAGAGTTGTTCTGATATCTGTATGCCCCATTTGTGTTTTTATTACCGATTCTGGAACATTTCCATCTATCAACTTTGTTGCATATGTCTTTCTTGCCTTGTGAATTGAACGTTCACCAATTCCTATTCTATCACATATCACATATAGCCGCCTTGTAAATGCCTGACCTTTTATTCGTTTACCGTTTTTCATAAAAATATATTGCCCAAATGGATTGAGCATTTTTATTTTTCTCATAAGTTCTTTGGTATCTGCGGTAATTATAACATCTCTAAACCCGGCATCACTTTTAGGAAAATTTTGAACATCAAATACATATTTGCCATTATCATCTCTATATCTTATTTCTGTCTTTGATATATGTATCTTATTTTCTCCGACATCAGACCATGAGAGGGTAGATATTTCCCCAACTCTCAATCCTGTTTTAAATGCCAAAATAATGCCAAGTTCTATCAATGTAGGCTCATTTTCCATTACAAATCGTTCAATTAAAAGTTCCTCATCCTTAGAAAATACCAATTCGCAGTCTGACTTATGGTTCTTTTTAAATGACTTTTCCGAAATTTCCAAATCACCCATAAAACTGGTTATGCTCAGGCTGGTATAATGTTTTTTCTTTGCATATTTGAAAATTCCGTTAATCAATATCCGCATATCAGAATAAGCTTTTTGCGTAAGTTCCAGTTTTGAAATAGCTGTTTTTATGAATGATTCCAATATTTCTTCATCAATGTACCGGATTTTTCTATTTGCAATCGGCAAATACTTATTTTCAAAAAATCTTTTAAAATTTGTCTCGTACTTGTCCTTTGTCTGTCTTGTTATTTCACCATATTCAAGTTTTTCAGAAATCCAATTAGAATATACCTGAATAACTGTAGGTTCATCCTCCTTAGCTTTATAGAACTTTACTATTTCATCTTCAATTGCTTTTTCAGATGTTCTCTTTACAAGTCTCTTTCCTCTCTTATTATCTTCATCTGGCAAATATGTGTAAAACTTTCCATCTTTTCCTTGCCAAATGCTGTAAGTGTGTTTTTCAATAAATTTTTTCCTTTCGTTCATTTCAATTTTTTTCTGAATGGTGTCTATGTTGATAATACCATTTTCGATGGCAATATTCAACAACTCACTATTTGAAAGATTTCCCGTTTAACTCACCTTCTAACTTTTTTACTTTCTGTTTAATATCAAAAATTCTTCTTTCCACTGTTCTTGTTGATACGCATAGTCTCATGGCTATTTCTTTTGAAATAAGTCCACGGGCAAGAAGATAAAATATTTCTTCTTCCTGCTCCGTGAAATTGGCGTTTTCAATAATTGTTTCAAGCTCTGGCTTAGTCAGTTTTGAAAACTTCATAAGCCATTCTCCTCTTATATTTTTTATTCTTCTCCCTGCCAGATCTTCGGTGTACCGTCCATCATTGCCACATATTTTCCGTAACTCATGCCGGCTTCTCTTGCTTTTCCTAAAACATTATCTAATGTACTGTTTCTACATGTTTTTACGCTTCTTTTTTCCCTATCTTTTCTTCTGCGGTATTCATTTCTGCAATCCTTCCCACAGGTAAGTGCTCTGACTGATATTGATTTGTATTCTTTTCCGCAGATCACGCACTTTTTTGTATATACCTTGCTATTGAGCATAATTACACGTTCTCCTTAATCATAACAATCCCTGATATCATCTACGTCTCCTGCCAAAAAGCTGTCAAATACTTCTGCTACTCTCTCTATAAGGTCTCCATCATGTCCATTCTCTCTCATCTGCTCCGAGAAATCTTTCTGTGAGCACTGAAGTAAACCATTTTCCAACCTTGTCCATTCTTTTCTGTAAGTTATTCCATTCAATTCCAATGTTTCATTAATTCCGTTTTCTGTCAGTTCTACCGTATACTTCATGCAATTATTCCTCTCTTTCTGCATTATATTTCTTCCACGCAACAATTTTACTTCTATAAAAATACTCTGGATCTCCACTAAAGCACTTACCTCTTGTAACAGAATGTCCTTTGCGCATAAGAGTGCCAACAAATTCACGCTGTGGCAAAAGTAGGTTGTCGTTTGCTGACAATAAGAAAACCTTTGTATCTAACGGACAACTGTCCATGTCATAATTCCAATCCATCTGTGCCCCTCTCTTTCCATATCATCTCCCACCTCCGCAGCATATACTATTACGGGAGGTGGTATGATGATTGCAAGGTTTTTTATCTGGTTCTAAAATTTAAAGGTTAGGCAAACCGAAGCTGTCCTGTCTGCTCTGCTTCTATCTGCATATTTGGCATCCGCTCTGCAACACACAATTCTGGCAAATTTGCTCTGACCAGTGCCGCAGGTATCGGTTGGCATACTGCATTGCCACATCTGCGCACCTGTTCACTTCTCGGATATGTCTTGCCGGTGTAATCATGGTCGATTATGTAATCATCAGGGAATCCTTGACATCCATATAACTCCCTTGGCTCCAGCATCCGCAGTCCGATATCCACGATCTGATAATCGACACCCTCTATCGTAACCAATCCGAATCTATCCCTGGCTGTCACAGTATCAAGCGGCTGTTCTATATCCTGCCCTGTTCCCTGTCCATAGTATTTAATCAGAAACGCTCTGACCTCTCCAAAGTGTCCGTCACCAGCCGTGATCGTTGGTAATGGCTGTCTGATATCTTTTCCGTCACAATGATTGTTCATCTGAATCAGATTCGCAGTAACAACGCTGTTATGATCCCATGCGGTCACTGTCGGAAGCGGATTTTCTACTGTTTCCCCAGCACCTTTATATCCTCCGTCATAGTACTTATGCAGAAACGATGCGACCAGCCCATATCTATTTGAGCTGTCAACTGTCATGATCGGATCTTTTATAGCCTGCCCTCTTACTCCATCTTTTGAAGTTTCTGAATGGTACTGAATCAACGTAGGACTAATAAGACATTGCTGATTGCCAGTTGTAATTGTGTGTATCGGATCTTTGCAATTTCCGCCCGGATGATTTGTCGTATTCGTTCCCATGTATGGTGCAAGCGTTGGTTCAATCAGACAATGCTCATTTTTGCTCACAATCGTTGTAAGCGGCTCTCTAACATCCTTACTTCGGTCTTTTGCAAATCCTGTCTGCCCGATCTGTACCATATATGGCTCCACAATCCCATATCCGTGCTTTCCGGTTATGGTAGGCATTGGCTCTCGAATATCGTTCGGTCTCCGCTCACCACCGTGATTACACTGAATGATAAAAGGCTCTGGATTATCCAAAACGAATTTTTTCAATCCCTTGGCAATCCTATCCAGCGTCTTTGATGCAAGTGGACGTACCGCCCGGATGCCGTATTTTTCTTTGATTTCTTCGGAAGTGTCAAAAATGCTTGGACAAGGGCGGCTGAAATCGATCTGTGTATACGCTCCAACATAAGGTTCCAGTAATCCGGCTTTTACTTTCTCACTGTCCGCGGGTGCATGTGTCGGCTCCGGCCAGACAATCGGCTTGCCATCACACCTTGCAATCAGGAAGAATCTCTTTCGCATGGTCGGTGCGCCATAATCGGCAGCAATCAGTTCTTTAAATTCTACAGTGTACCCCAGATCATTAAGCTGCTGTACAAATTTTTCAAATGTTTTTCCCTGCTTTGCCTTGATCGGATGGTGCCCTCTGTTCAATGGTCCCCATGTTTTGAACTCTTCCACATTTTCAAGCATGATGACTCTCGGTCGGACAAGTCCCGCCCACCTGCAAGCTACCCATGCAAGACCTCTGATATTTTTATCCTTTGGCTTTCCACCTTTTGCTTTTGAAAAATGTTTGCAATCAGGCGAAAACCAAGCCAGTGCTACAGGATGTCCGTTACATGCCTTTACAGGATCGACCGCCCACACGTTTTCACAGTAATGCTTCGTGTTCGGATGGTTCGCCTTGTGCATCTTGATAGCTTCTGGGTCATGGTTGATGGCTATATCTACACTATAGCCGGTTGCCATTTCTATACCAGTGGAAGCGCCGCCCCCACCGGCAAAATTGTCAACTATCAATTCTCCATGTATCATGACAGCACCTCCGAAAAATTAAGTTTCATCTGCGGATCCGGCTCATAGTTCATCCACACCGTTTCCATCCGCGGCTTTCCGTGCTCCGCACAGCTTGAAAACTGTTTTTTCTCCCATCCGTTCAGATAGTCGTTATACATTTCTGATTCATAGCCAGACAGCATAATCTTGGCTTTACTTTGCAACAAAAGTTTTAACAGTTCTTCGTGGTCAGAATCTGACATCTCATGTTTATACTGTTTCCCGGTTCTGGTACCCAAAACATACGGAGGATCAATGTACATAAAAACATTGCTGTAATTAAATCTCTCGATTACTTCTAATGCAGGTCGATTCTCAATCTGTACCATTCGCAGACGTTCCGCTATGTCAATGATCCATTCCGGCAGACGGTACCAGTTCCATAATGCATAAGCTCTTTCTCTGCCCTGTACATCATTTTTCCATCCTACCTTGCTGCCATTGGTACGGAACCCATGCCCCTGCCAACACTGGATTAAAAATCGTAATGCTTTATGATACGGTTCATCCGGCATCATCAACTCCCATGCATCCAGCTTATATGTATCCTCATATTTTTCACGACTGAACGGTGTAGTCATTACCATTCTGGCCAGACGATCCGAATCCTCCTGTATACACCGGAAGATATTCACAACGTCATGATCCAGATCATTAATCGTTTCGACATCAGATACCGGCTTATTAAATAACACGGCCCCGCTGCCGAAGAACGGCTCTACATAGCTGTGATGTTCCGGTATCAGTTCCACCAATCGGGGAGCAATATTCCACTTACTTCCCGGATATTTCAATACTGTTCTCATTTTCTTCAAAAGGAACCCGGCGCGCCTTTTATCCGGATAGGTCCCGGCTCCTTTCTTATATTCCGTGCACACATCTACAATAGTGCACTTTAAATTTAATTATGTTGTGTTTTATGCAACAAATTCATCGTTTTATTGCTTTTAAATCATCCAATCTAACGGAAAACCTCTCACTCCTTTCAATTTACTTTAAAATCTCATCTAAGCAGGCATTCCAACCAACTTTATACGATGGTGCAATCCTGTCCGGCTGTGGATATTTTCCGCACACTTTCATCTTCTCCGGCAGTGCCCGGAGCGGACACCAATCCGGCTTTGCTTCTTCACTATTTAATGAAAGCTCTTCAACGCCAGTTGCATAACACTCGTCATCTTTTGAGTTCCAAAACTTACACATGGTGCAATCTTCCGGCATATCCATAACCAATACTGCTTTAGACATCGCTCCCCACATCCTATTTTTTATACACTCTCCATGCTTCAAAGCTATTTCCTTTAGGTACATCGCAAAGCCAATACGCTGTACGTGTTTCTCCATCTTCATCAGTTCCAAAACCATAATAAATATAGGCTTCTTCTACCGTTAATTCGTTTACGTTACACCCATATTCTTCCGCGCCAATTTTTAAAGCTTCTTCCTTGTTGTATTTACTCGCATTGAAACCAAGTGAATCGTCGTCTCCGCAAAAACAACCATAATCAAATTTACTCATATTCTCACACTCCTTCCGGCTTCTCGCACCGCTCAAATTCAATTACCCACACCCACGGATTCGCATCCCAGCCGTAGCGGTCAATGTCGGATTTCTTAATGGTGCTGTTCCAAATATTAACAAAAGCGGTTTTATTTCCTGCGCAATCTGGTACAGGATGCAGGCAAGAGCATCTCGCACCCTCTTTCCACGCTCCTTGTGGTGCGATTTTCTGCAACCGCTCCACCCTCACATTCGTAACCTTAAGCCAGATACGTGCGGCTTCTTTCGGCATGTGGATGGATGGTTTCCACTTTGTAACATCGGCAATGTCATTTCTTTGCCAATCTTCGTAGTAATAGTATCCGTTCGGCGCCTTTTTCCATGTTTCCCGGACATACAGGATATCGCCCGACTCGCAAGGCAACTTAAAAAATTTCTCTCCATACCCATCTGCAAATGTACCTCTACACGATATGTACCCTTTAGGTGTAAAAGCGGTATATCCCCATACTGCATCATCAGGAATAAAGCCTTTTACAATTCTTCTCGTTGCATCTTTTCTCCCATCCAGAATCGCCCGAACCATTTTTGTGTTAAATAATATTGGTTTAATTGCCATCTACACCACCTACTTTCTCAAAATAAAATGTAATTGGTTGCTTATTGGGAATTACTAAACCAAAGCGAACCGCATTTTTATAAGTTACGCTATCCCGCATCAAGGTATCTGGCATTGCTTCAACCATCTTTCGGAATCCCTCAAGAGTAGAACGGCTTTTATAATGATTGCAACTCCGGCAGGCAGGGAGCATATTATCCACCGTGTCCGTTCCCTGTTCGCTCCAACCGTTTAAAGGAATAACATGGTCTACTTGCATATCCTTGTACTCTAATTCACACCCACAGTAAGCGCAATGACCGTTGTATTTTGCATATACTTGTTTTCTAACAGATTTAGGAATCGGTTTTCGCATCTACTCCACCGCCTTTCACAATCTCGATTGCGTGCTCATAACTTCTTGCTTTCTCTTTTCCCAAATTCCTGTTATATGCATTCTCCCAAAACTTTCTCTCATTTTCCAACTGCTCCACAATCTTGTCCGGGTCATAGGCGGTCGGATATTCTTCTAGTAAATACAATACTGCATTTGTATTTACTAAAGTTCCATTGCTTAAAGTAACCGATTTTAAATCTTTCTTTAGTGCATCCGCATCAATCAGTCTCATCGTTTGCCCTCCTGTTCCAATCTGTAGTTGCTTTCGTTCGCTCGTCTTTCCCTGTTCTGATGCCTCCGTCCTGATCCATGTACATCTCACATTCATAGCTTTTTGGAAGTTCTGTTCCGCATTTCATACATTTGATTTTGAACATTACCCCAACAGCCGAATGTGATGACTTATTTGTAATGGTTAAGAACATTGCGTTTCCGCCGCAGAACGGGCATGGCTTAAGTTCTTCATTCATTCTTCGTTTTCCTTCCATTTCTCACATGTATCATCCAGTCCACGGAAATCTGCACAGTGTTCACTGTCTCCATTGCAACAAACGCCCTCATATTCAGCGTAGTATTTACATGTACTGCAATATTTTTTTGTTATTGATTCACTCTCCGTCATGACTCTATCTTTCATTTCTGCCAATTCCTCCTGACTGAATTTTGTGTAACTGATTCCACAATTTGTAAATCCTCCTGCTCTATACGCTATGGTTCTCGGCATCCTACACCTCCAACAGTTCCGGATTATCAAAAACGTTGCCGATAACTTCTACACACTTTCGTTCGAGTACGTAAAATCCTAAATTACAGTAGCAATATCCGCTTTCTCTATCTTTTGAGTAACTATAATCAAGCGTCCAATCGCCCTTATTATATTTTACAATTTCCGGATATTCTTCTTTTCTATCACAAACGTCATTCTCCCAGATCAGCTTGCCGTTCTTATCCTTAAGTCCGGTACACTGGCAGATGGTGTTATCCAAAATATGTACATCATGCGGAATACCTGTAAGCATATTCCACTCCACCCATTCGTCGTTATCAGTTCGTTTTGCTTTGCATAAATATCTATCTTCCATCCTTTTCCTCCATTTCTTTCAACTTGGCTTCTGCTTCCTCGTATGTAAGAAAAACAGTTTTACCTATCTCACTTACCGGAAACTCTGGCATATCTTCACCATATCCGCCCCAGAGTTCTGAATGGTTTGAATGATAAGAAGCTCGGATATACAACACATCATCCTCATATTCAAAACCATACACTTTTCTCACATCAATGATGTCTTCCGGTGTCTCCCCGGCTCCTAATCTGTCCTCTACACATTCACGATAAAACTCGTAGAGCTTGTCTCCTTTGTTGCATGGGAAAATAATCATTCTTCCCTGTTCCTCGGCATCCTCATAAGTGGCAAGCTTATCAAGTGCCATTCTGTTATGATGTGCAGTCATTTCACATGGTTCAAGGTGTGCATTACCATTCTCTGCATCCTTAAACCAAACCATATCACTGTTTTTTGAACGTATTGTTAATCTCTCCATGCTATCCCTCGCTTTCTGCCTTAAGCCATTGTTCCACCTCTGTAACAGAACACATTGCTACACCGCCCTCAATGGTCTTTACACTACACTGCTCATATGTTTCGATTGAGCAAAGGAAATCTAAAAGTTCATCATCCGTCATGCTCCTGATCCGGTCTGCATTGGTCTGTGGCTTTTCAATATGTGGCTTTTCTGCATCTGTGCTGTACGACTCCGGCAGTGGCATCCAAGCATTTACAAATAATCCATATTTTGCATAGCTTTTGTCATCATCCCCCGGATAAAACGCACCGTTACCATCTTCATCAGTTTCATATCTTCCGATATCTGGAATAGTAAAGTTTTCAAACGATACCAGGATATATTTATCAGTATTAGGAATCTGCTCATCTACTGGAATCCATCCGCTTTCCTGCTCCAAAATCCTGTTGATTTCTTCCTCCGAAACCACTTTTGTTAGTGGAGAATACCCGCAGGCTTCTGTTGCTGCCTCAGATATCCTGTTTTTAATCCTGCTTATTTTCATTCTGATCCTCACGCTCTGCCAGTTTGGCATGCTCCCATACCATTGTAGATCCATTAGTGGTGCTCCATGATGTTTTGCCATCGCTCCACGCATACACATAATTGTTCTCGAATTTAGCAAAATGTTTTTTCTCCCATTCGTCGCTGCTGCGGCATCTAACATAAATCGGTGTATCAACTGAAACCTTGCTCCAATCAACATATTCGCTGTTCGCCCATTTCAGCATTTTTTCTTGGCATTCTGAAGGACGCCTAAAATCACAATCTATGCAATGTGTATCGTCACAAGCTGTCAATTTCCCGTTGCAAATTGCAATTTTATCTCCCTTACACGCAATATTTAAAATCTCTTCCGCATATTTTTCTCTATTCAGCATCCTTTTTCTCCTTCCCGTACCGCAACTGATACGGCACTTACTTAAAATCTCTCAATGCATCCGGGTTTGGATGCTTCGGTATTCTCGTCTGATGGTTTTCCATCTCTGCTATGATTCTGCGTCTCTCTTTGCTTTCTCTGTGCAATTTATACCTCCGTCATTTTCCAAGACTGTTTACAAGCTGTTCTGACCTCGTATAAGCCTTATCCAACAGTTCTAAATATTCATCAAAGGAAATCTGTGCTTTTTCAGATAACTCCCTCGGATAACGCTCTAACAAAGCCTTAATGCACTGTTTCATGTCTCCAAAATATCCGATTGTTCGAACGCTTTCTTTTTCATTGCCGTCCTTATCCTGTCCGGCATATCTCTGTCTCAGGGTGTGATTCAGAGAATCAATCTCCACAAAATATCCATCCTGCAGTTCCACAACTAACTTGTCCATCAACCATTCCTCCTATATTTCATACGTCTTTCCAATAAACCGCTTGTCAATGTACTTACATTCATGCTCCAGTACACTTGCAATTCCTGCCATGGTTTCATATCCGGTAGCAATGCAGTTAATCAGATACCTGATTCTCTCATACACCTGTCTGATCTGATTGGAAGAGAACTTAAACTTTGTTTTCAAACAGACACCCAACATTGCAAAGTAATTAAATACCTGCGCCAGTAAAAATTTATTTGCCTGTATCATGCAGCTTGGTGCGATCTTTCGCTCTACCAGATAAAAACTTTCACGGTACGGTATCTTATTGGTTTCTTCCCGCACATCAATACCGCATTTTGTTTTCATGAAATATCCAAGCTCCTCTGCTGACATTCCATCCTTTTCGGCATCTCCTAAATACGTTTCAATCGTCTGTTCTACTCTGATAATTCTTTTCTGACTAAATCCGAACTTATCATGAAGTGTCTGGTATGCCATCATGCGAACGTTATAATAGGATTCCTCTATCAGATAATCCGCATTGCTTTGTGCCTTGGCGTGTCTCTGTATTCCGATCAGTTCACTCTTGGAATATCCAAGTGGCTGCATCCGCTTTTTCTTTCTTGCCAGTGCATTACTCATTTGTTCTTCCATCTCCTCTCTACATCCTCAAAATGGCTAAATACAAGACTTTGAACATATTTTGATATATTTGTCCGTGTGTATTTTTTAATTAGCATTTCCCCTGCTTCCATCATTCCTTGGAACCACTCATCTTCGTTATCAGCTTCATAAAACTGCTGCCGGAATTTATAATAGTCATTAAAAAACTGCCATTCTTCGGAACCTTTTTCAAATTTCTTACTTGCCATAATCATTCACCTTTTAATCAAATGGTGTGCTGCCACATACTTCTCGGAAACCGTCTTTCTGTCGCATCCGTGCTTGAATCTGTTCAATGGTTTCGGTTCGCTCGATAAATTCCATACGATCACCTTCAAACTGAACAACTTCTCTAAACGGTGTACCCTGTCGATTCTTTTCAACTTTCAAGCCTTTAAATTTTCTGTCTTCATCCAAATTCCACATAAGAATAATATTGGAAGCATCCTGCTCAATATCTCCGGATTCTCTTAATTCGGACATTGTAGGCTCTTTCGTTACATTCATTTCCGATACTCGGTTAAGCTGTGACAATAGGATGATCGGAACGTGAAGCTCTCTCGCAAGTGCTTTGAATTGCTTCGAAACTTCCCCGACTTCGGATGCACGATTATTGAACTTCCGGTTACACCGTACCAATTGCAGATAGTCAACTACGATCACGTCATATCTTTGATGCCTGCATTGCGTTCTTATTTCCTCAATAACATTTGTCTGATCGTCAATTGTGATCGGATATTTTTCAAGCTCATCATTTGCCTTGTCAAAGGCTTCTTTCTCTCCACCAAGAAAAGCCTTTGCCCTGCGAACTCTTGTCAGACCAATCTTTGACATTCTTGAAACAAACCTTTCATAAATCTGACTGTTGTTCATCTCCATGTTGTAGTAACAAGTGTTATAGCCTTTTCTTGCCATATTCTCGATTATTTGTGCCACAATAGCAGACTTACCAACTCCCGGTCTCGCAGCAACAACTGTAATGTCTCCGCCTTCAAGACCGCCAAGGCAATCGTCAAGATGGTAAAATCCTGTCTTTACCCTGTCCTCTCCAACATCATCATTGAAGTATTTATCTTTGTTCTCTGATACGATTTGCTTCATCAACTTAGATTTCTTCAACTGATTAACTTGGATTTCTTCAAGCCTTGTAAGAACTTCCGCGATCGAATTATCAATATCACATGGTCTAAGGCTCACTCTCTGGAAAAGGCTTTTTGTTTCCCTTACCCGCCAATCCTTAATGACTGCATCCGCATAACTTTTTATTGCCGTTGAGACTGGGGTAACAGATATGCATTCTTTCAATTCGCTTGCAATTATTTCCGGCTCCCATTTGTGGTTTTCAAGTGACTGAGACAGTGAAACGACATTAATGTTTTCTCCACGATCATACATGGCAAGCATTTCAGCAAAAGCATCTTGGCAAAATTCAGAGCTGAACATTTCCGGCTTCAATTTGTTATAAACCTTGTACATGGAATCATTGTCAATCAATACACATCCGATCACTCCAATTTCTGCTTCCGTCAACTGCTCTCACCTCGCTTTCGTTTCTCAACTTGACGAATCCAGTAATCGCAATCCTCTTTCAGCCAGTCTCCGTATTTTGGTATGTAGCGATAATTCGTATCATCCGGATTCTTCTCTATATAGTCAGTAACATATGCCACTGTAGCCTCATATATCAGCTTTGCAACGGCTTTCCTGTTCGGCTCGATAACTTCTAAAAGCTTGTCCATCCATGCTACCTTGGCAGACGTTAACGACGTTTTCTTTGGATATGCATTGATCGTGTATTCCCATCCCAATTCCGCGTCAAAGTCCAAATCAGATGCAGGCACGCTTTCTTTTGTATTTTCTTTCTCTATCTCTATATCTGTATCTATATCTTTCTCTATATCTATCTCTACATTGCAATTTTGTTGCAAAATGTTGCACTCCGTTGCTCCACTGTTGCATTGCAACGCTTTTTGTGCATTTTCCCTAGATTTACGACTTCTACGAGTGCTTGCCGTCTCGCTTCCTAAGTTATCTTGCACAAAAGGCAACTTGTACTCAATGGAATCTGATGTTTCAAGCAATCCGCAGGAAAGAAGATACTGAATCGTTACTTGAACATTGATTTCGTCCTCGTCAATATCAAGGGCGATCTCTTTGTAAAATTCATCTTCCAATCCGGAATATTCCAGATAGCCACCTTTTTTCAACGACAACAACTGCATCTTAAGATAGATGATCGTATATGTATCGCCACCAGCCATCTTTCGGAGTTTTTTGATTCGTTTGCTATCAAAGAAATCATCCATCAGTTTAAGCCAGTAATACCGCTTATTCTCCGCCATTTTCACTACCTCCAAGCAATTCAATAACCTTTGCCCCAGCATCTTCCGGGCGACAAAATACGAACTCAACGCCATACTTAAGTTGCATTGTCAACATAGCTTTTGCCAATACCTTGCCAGATGTCGGCTTTGTTTTCGGTAGCGATACATTCAGCAATTTTCCAAGTGTGTGCATATATGCAATATTGTTATACCGGTCCACTCGAGGATTATGCCATGTAAATACATCATTGACGGAATACACCTTGTCTGTATTTTCAATAAGCACATATAACTTAATTCCGTTGTTCTGCGCCAAAATACACTCGTCACGGAATCTCGGATGTGCTTTTCCACAGATATTCCCTACAATTTCCTGCATGTCCTTTTTCGTGTCAACGGAAACATCATATGTGCCAAGAAAATCCATCTTTTTAAGTTCCATTTTTCTAGCTGATTTTCTATGGATAACATCCGCTACCTTGTCTGTGGCAATTATGTAATCTCCAACCGGCAATGGTGCACGCAAGACTTCCATATCGTGGCTTTTAAAATATCTATTCTTAAGGATATGTAAGCCCTCTTTCTGTCCTTTATCCTCAATTATTAACACGTATTCTCCTTTCTGGCGGTCACTTTTAGCAACCGCCAAAGGTATCTCATGGCTTTCAATTTAGTTTTTTGTGATATATTAAATTCCTTGCCAAAACATCAGATACCGCATAAATTGGTTTCTTTTATGTAGATACAAAGGTGTTGCAACCTATTTTTAGTATTCAAGATTGATAGTGACATTCGGACAGATGCTTCCTTCATTGTTATCAATGTCACAGAAATCAACATCATCATTAAATTGCACTGTTACCGTTACTTCTTGCGTATCGTCCTCATCGTCTCTGTCAAATTCAGCTTCTACATCGGCATCAAATTTTGCCTTAACATGGAATTCTACTTCTGTATCTGCATTAAACTGTGACAACTGCTGAATCAATTCATATACTTTCATGCCGTCTCCTTTCAGAACGGGCAAAGGTTCATATCAACCTCTAATCCTTTTTCTGCAATATAAACATTTGCTCCATATTTAACTGTTTCTTCTGTCTTTTGTTTGAATAATGCCGAATCTGCTGATTTATCTGATAAGTGAATTAGAACGACATTTCGCAATGCCGGATTATCGTTAGTAGAAATAAAGTCAAGTGCCGTTGGTAAGCTCATATGACCTCTTAATCTGTGTTCGTAATTTGGCTCTTCTCGGTTCACAAACTGCATATCATAGTTGGCTTCCACCATGATGTGATTAACACCATTAAATCTCCATCTGACGTATTCCGTGTCTGTTGCATACACCAAGCTGCCAATATCCGGGTGTGTGATGTAAAATCCGTAGCAGGGGCACTCTGAACCGTCTCCGTTGTTGTGTAGCCATCTGCCGGACTTATCCCGGTTTTCAAATGCTCGTATGCTAAAGCTTTCTTTCCCAAACTGTAGGATATTTCCATCTATCAATTTGAACGGCTCCCACACTGGAATACCGGCTCTAACATACTGAAAGAAGTACTGATGATGGTCTGAATGTATGTGGGTTGTGATTACTGCTTTAATCTTTCGCACATTGAAATCCAGTGCTTTCTTAACTTCCATAAACGGCAACCCTGCTTCAATAATTAACGCTTCGCTTTCATTTTCCAGTATGTAGCAATTACCGGATGAACCAGAGCCTAAGGCTTTAAGTTTCATACCTCTTTCACCTCAATTTTCAAATATGTGTTTATTATCGATTATCCAAGGATGTTTCGTGTAGTCTATATGGCTTGCCGCATTTGCAACTGTTTTCCGTAGCATCTTTAAATGTTCCTCACAATGCTTTCTTCCAGATACCGCCGGTCTACCACAGATTATGCACAATCCTTTATCCTCCCGGTACTCCCTTTGGCTTGTGGACTTCTCGCACGAACGCCTCTTTGCCAAACACCTGTTGCATAAAACAGTTCCGCATACTGCATTACGTTTTCCACACTTCACGCATATTCCACTGGACTTATTCATGTAATATCTGGTACGGACTCTTTCTTTCCGTGCTTCTGCCTGTTCCGGTGTTTCCCTTGCAAGTCTCTTAGCCTCTACCTTCGCTTTCTTCTCCCGGCACTCAGCGCACATTTTGTACTGCGTTCCCAATATGCCTTTGTGACATCTGGAGCATATACCAAGAGATACATAAGGGTCTTCCGCTTTTTCTCTCATTCGGCATCCTCCAAAAACCATATTCCTTCCGGTTTTAAAAAGTTGCCCTGAACAATGTTCTTTCTGAATATACTTTCTGCTGTCGGTGCAAGATCCGTAAGTCTCTGTATGCTCTCTTCTATGTTGTCTGCCAGAATATCAATGCCGAATAATGTCTCTGCAGCTTCCGTTTCAGTCATTCCTATTGACAGTTTCCGTTTCAAGATTTCCACAAGGAAATTTCCAGTACCACACGCAGGCTCCAACACTGTTCCTCTCCAACACTCTGCACCACCATTTTCATCTTCCAACATATTGCACATCTTTTGTACCATCCAGCCCGGCGTATAAACTTCTCCAAACTTTTTGACGCGTTCTCGGCTTTTTGTAATTTTTTCTTTCTGCCTATTTTCCATTTCTGTGATAAAACTCACTCCTCACATCAATAATCTGTCTTGTCTGTCCCAACAATGCCCGATTATGCTTTGCCCTCTGCTCATTGTCACAGATAAATTGCTTGCAAATTTCTGGTCGAACCGGATAGATTCTGCATTTCTCGCAACTCTTGTCCGTATCAAGAAAAGGACATGTCATATCATATGGTCGATTCACAGTAGGAAGCAGGTGCCTACACTCTTTGATATGGTTCTTACGGATATATCTGTGAATTGCATCTACTTCCTTTCTGCTCATTGGCAAAAGGTTGGAACAGCAGTTACCGCATTGGCTACATTTTCCATCTTTGCAGAAATTGTAAATGTTATCTTTCATGCCTTTCTGCACGGATTCTAAGACTGATATAACTTCCATAGGCTACTCCAATTCTTCCTCTGCCGGGAACTGAAATACTTTCATGTAATTCTGGCTTGCATATTTTTGATATTCTTCTCTAAGCATTTCCATGGCTTTCTTTGCCTTTTCTTTCGTGGAATATTTAGCTGTTATTGAAGTCTCATTGTCTCCGATTGCCTGCATCCGGACAAATGTTGCTTCTTTCGCCCTTGTATCAATAAAAACAATGCTATTTTCGTACGGAAAATCCAATGTGCCGTCCTGTGATATAACTCTCATGGCAACCTCCTAATCTTTCATAAAGTCCGGTACGTTCTCGTCATTCTCAACGACTTCTCCGGCTACTTTCTCCGGCTCTGGTTCAACTACTTCGCTCCCGGTCTCAATAGCTTCGGATTCAGCTACAACAAATGGCTCTGAATTGGCATTTTCGGAAATATCACGCTTGACCTGTTCCTGCAAATCTTCCATCGGATATTCCTTGAAATCGTTGTCCTGCATTTCCTCTTTCGTATATAATCCCATTGTCAGCTCCGGGCAATTCAGACTTGAGAAGAAAGATGCCGCTCTGTAACGAAGCATTAACTGTGGCATGGTTTTCCACTTACTACCGTTCTTACCAAGCCATCCCTCGGCTTTAGCCATTTCCATGTCCACGTTCATACCCTCAACTCTACGACCATTTTTCGTAGTCCAAGCAAGACACGAATAAGGCTTGCCATCCTTATCTTTGGTTTCCTCGAACTGTAATTCCATGTCGAATTTACCGGAATTATTGATTGCCGCAATCAGAAACTTTGAACTCCAAGACGGTCTACCCTGGATCACATACAGATTCTGCATAACCATCAGTGGGCTTACTCGCAGTCTCTGCGCCTGCTCAATAGCAATCAGACAGTTTGCATCGTTCTTCTGGAATGTTGCCGGAACGATAGTTGAACTCGCCAACGCCTTTGCCATCTGCATAGCCATAATGAAATTATCTGATGTTCCAAAAATTCCAAGGCTATAGTCTGTAACCTTGTTGTTGCTGTGTGCAACCTCTGTCTTTTCCTCTGTCTTTGCTACTGCTGTGTTCTCTGCCATAATTATTTTTCCTCGCTTTCTTTCCTTATTGCTTTTTTAAATGCTCCATTTTTAAGAAATTTCAAAACAAGATTGAGTTGCATATTCTTGAAAACCTCTATGTGCTTTGTACTGTGATACCACATTACCCATTCCTGTTTTAAAAGTTCCTCAATGCTTGTAATCTGCTCACCCTCTGCGAATTTTCGCTGACTTAAAAGGTATTCCCTGTGTTTTTGAATGTTCTCACATTTTGCGCACTCTTCGGAAGAATACCTTGAACAATGCTTTCCGTTAAGGTTTATAGACAATGCACAATATCTACATGGATTAACTCTCATCGTCACCACCGCTTTCCTGTTCCTCATATTTCTTCACAACTTCCACCTTATCAGCACCGTAGGTCTCTACCCACTTCATATCCACGGTTTCATCTGTAACTGTTAGCTTTGCACCTTTGGCATTTACAACGGTATCTCCGGCTTTTACAGAATCCTCGGTCTTAAATGTGTAGCTACGACCTGGTATTGTATACTTTGCTTTGATGTAGTTCATTCTGATACCTCCAAAAATTAGTCTTCCGGTTGCTCAAAGGAAACATTTATTGGCATATTCCAAGAGGATTCTGCAATATCAGAAAGCGATTTCAAAAATGATGCTGCAATGCTTTCTTTAAAATTTGTACTCTGCAACTGTTTTCTGATTTCTTTTGCAAATTCCTCTCTGTTTTCATTGATATACTTTTCAATTTCTTCTTTTACTGTTTTTTCAATAGTATTTTTTGCAAGCCAATCAAAGTATGGCATCGCACGCCAAGAATCCTTTTTCACGAACTCGCCCGTGCTGTCCACATACCTATCTGTCATCTCATGAATAGCATCACGAACTACAATTTCCGGATTTCCCAATGCTTTTACAATTCCTGCACTTACTTCTTCTCTAACTGCCGCTTTAATGACTTCATCACTAATGTTCAAACTCATCATATTAGCCATTTATTTTTCCTCTCTTTCCTTTATTTCTTGCATCTCTCTCACAATACGGAAGAGAACAATGCCCGTATTCCGCAAAATCAAAGAATCCTCTCTTACTTGCACTCTTCCAACGCTTGCATGACATACACCGCGCATCCGGCTGTGTGACGTTGTTGCTTATTCCAACTCTAGACATTCTACATCCTAGCTTTCTTAATGAAAATCCGCTTCCGGTTCTTTTTCCGGTCGAATATAACTGTCATCATATTCCTTATCAATAACGATAGCCGTTTTAGCTCTGGATAATCTCAAGAGTAGCACCTCAAATTCACTCAAGTTTCTAAGTGACGAAATCGTCAAATCCTTATAGGAAGAAAGTGTATATGGTTCTTCTTTTCCGTTATCCCATATCCACTTTGACACAGGAATTTCAACATTCAGTTTTTCATCATGCTCATTTTCAAATGTGATAACTGCTCTTTGCACACTGCTCCATGATGGCTTATCTTCCAGCTCAAACCGCATTTCACATTCCACGGATTGATAAGAAACGCCATCATCGTAATCAATGTCTAAATCTTCTGTGTCAATATCCCTTTCACATTGTTTAATCCATGCCTTGAACAAATCCGTAAGTTTGATTTCTTTCTGCTCCGGCTCCATCATAAGGTCTTTAAAATTCTCCAAAATCTTTTTATTTCCAATACAGAAATCCGAATTAACAATCTCTGTTAAAACAGAATCAAGTTTAGGAAGGTACTCTGAAAAATCATAACTCTCAATGTATGGAACCATGACTTCTTTTACCTTTTCCTCAATGGCATGCTTTGCATCTCCCCAGCGAAAAGCATCTTCGATTGCTCCTCCCAATGCATTCATAAATTTTTCTTTGACAATTTCACTTACTTCATCCGAAGATAAACTTTCCGATGCTATTTTCAATAATTCTTCTTTCATTTACACACCCTCAACTTTCAGCTGCTTGTCCTCTGTTACGCTCAAAAGAATTAACTGTGCATCCATATCCGGCACATTGAACTCATTCAGTGATTCTGCGTTATCTACGAAAATCGGTACGCTTACACCGTATAACTCGCTAAGAGAACGGATAATATCAAGTCCGGCTACGATTCTATGACCACTGTTTAAAGCCGAATACGGAACGCCATTCACAGTACACTCACAACAATCTTTCATACCGCCATTTAACTGCATTTCAAAGAGTTTGAAATTTACGGTCTTGAAATGGCTGTTAATAGATTCTGAAACCTTATCCAGCTTGAAACGAATGAACTCTTCCAAGAGATAAAGCATCTGTTCCTGATCGGCAACTTTCTGCCCGATTTCTTTCTGCTCGTCACGAAGCGTTTCGATACGATCATCAATCGCCACATTGTTAGCCGCCTGCGCAATAACCTTGTTCACCTCTTCAAGCTGACTCTGCAGATCGGCTTTCTCGGCTTTTAAATCAGTAACAACCTTGTCTGCGCCCTCGGATTCAACCTTTGCAATATCAGCAAGAATCTTGTCATGCTCTGTTTTCAGCTTCACATACTCTTCATTCTGCGAATAATCAGCTTCTGCCGGGATCTCGGATAACTGCTTTGCATAATCATTCTGCTTTGCAAGTGCCTTGGATTCCTGCTCTTTGAGTGCCACAATGTCTTCCTGCAACTTGGCGTTTTCCTTTGTCAATCGCTCAATATCAGCCTTGCAAGCGTTGCCCTTGTCAATCAGACCTTTAAGTTTTGCGCCCTTTGCATCATCAAATGCTTTGCGTGCATCCTCTAACTGCTTGGTGGCACGTGCCTTGGCATCTGCCTTTTTCTGCTCAAAATCAGCCTTAAGAGACTCAATCTTATCCTGCGGCAACTTCTGACCACATAAGGAACAAACCGTTGTAGATTCATCAAATTTCCACTTGGATTCGTCAAAGAGATATGGCATTTCATCAAATGCCTTGGAAAATTCTGCATTGTATTCAACACCAAGATTTTTCCGCTCTGCATCTGTATCGGAAATTGTCTTCTCATTTGCCTTGATCTGATTTTCCGCAGACTGAATCTGATTATGTAAGTCATTGAACTCTCGTGTTGCATCATCCTTGGCACTGTCAAGACCTCTACGTTTTGCGGAAAGTTCGTCATTCATGACCTGCATAATGCCGGACATATCAAATTGCAACTGCATTTCCTTGCTTCTCAAATCGCCTAACGTGCTACCGGCATTCTCCATTTTCTTGTCACATTCAGCGATTCTTCTTACCAGATCTACCTTTGCAAGTTCCTGCTCTGCCACGTCAACATCAACCTTGGATTTCTCGGCTTCATCAATACGTACCGGAATCTCTGACTGTTTCTTTTTCCACTCTGTAAGAGCTTTCTGAAATTTTGCACGAATATCATCCGTGGACGGTGCTTTCTCCAACTCGCCGAGTAATTGGGCATACTTAGCATCTGTCTGCGCCAGTTCAACATCCGATACATCCGTTACAAGGCGCATCAGAATATCCCGCTGCTCTTTCCATTTCATGGAAGAGAAATACTGCGGATTGGCCAGCATCTTGAACATATCCTCGCTCTGTGCCAGACTGGAAATATATTCTTTGAAATCAGCTTCACTTTTTGGATAACCGTCAATCTCAAATGAATTGACATTTCCCTGCAATGCAACAGTATCAGTACCACGTTTCTTAACCCAATTCTGCTTCTGAACCTTTGAAAGTTCCACTTCTTTCCCATCAACGTCAATAACTCCCACAACCTTAATTTCTACATTATCAATGCGGTTTCCGTCCTTATCTAATGGTCGAACATTAAACTTTTCCTCTCCGGCACTGTTTTTATTGAAAAGCAGCCATGTAAACGCATCGAAGATTGTTGTCTTTCCTGCGGCGTTCTGTCCTTTAATACTTGTCTTATTAGAGAAATTCACATCAAGGCTCTTAATTCCCTTGAAATTCTCCATATGTAATGATCTAATTTTCAGTTTCATTTTCCTTCTCCTTCCACTCTTTATATTTTTTAAGTGCCTCTTCAAAGCATGCTTCATCGTCAATATATCCAAGAGCTGACTCTATAATTTTTGAATTAATAGTTGTTCCCTTTTTCCCCATCAGCTCAATGTCTCTTTGGTGCTCATTTGCAATAATGGCACATGCTGTATGAACTTTCGTCCTGCATGCAACCAGATCTGCATATTCTTCAACGGAAATTGTAACGGTATTTTCTGCCATCTTAATTTTCCTCCTCTAATACATTGATTTTGCTTACAGACACCTCGTATGCTGTTCTCTGTTCTTCTGTTCCATCTTCATATTTCTTAATATATCCGCGGCTCTGAATGCGTCCATTGATCTCAATATGAGTTCCTACTTCCAACTGACCAACAAATCTTGCATTTCTACCCCAAACAACACATGGGATATAATCTGATTTTCCGTAGGAACGATTGACTGCGATTAATAAATCTGCAATTTCTCTTCCAAGCGGAGTTTTCCTGTAAATCGGTTCTTTGCATACATATCCGTCAAGCTGGATTTTGTTCAAATCTGTATGCTCTCCCGTATTCGCTTTTTCAATTTCACAGACGAATACATATAATAACAGACGATTTCTCTTTTCCTCATGTTTGTTATAAGAACTATACACACCGGAAACATTAACGGCAGTGCCCGTGTATTTATCATTCAGATTGATTAATCTCTCTGAAATAATTAATGGGATAATATCAGCCGTCCCACTTAATCTATCCACTTTGAGGTGCATATTATAAAATCCCTCTCCAAACACCTCATGGTTAAATTCCGGCTCTGTGATAATCGTTCCTGTAAATTCCACTTTATTGTTTTCTGCTCTCATATTTGAATTTCTCCTTTTCTTATGCTAAAATAGGCGCAAATAGCTTATGCTATTGCTTTGATTGGGAATCATTCAGCTTTGGTCGGTTCGGATGATTCCTTTTCTTTGCTGTAATCAGTGTCAAATGTGATATAGGTAATACCGTCATCGTCATCAGACTCACTTCTGTAATCGTAATCTACAATCTCTTCTGTATACTCCTGCCACTCCCCATCTATTTTTGTTCCTATATAAATAAGAAGTAATCCAATCAATACAGGTATAGCAGTGACCGGATACTCCGTTGCATCAATGCAGATGCAAAACAGAAAAACAACGGTGCCGATCATTTCAATTACCTTTGCAAACTTCTTCATAGACACATCACTCCTACCACTTATAGGAACCATTGGCAATCTCATCACCATACAAGGAAACAAAATCTGTTATTAATGCGATAAACTCTGAATTTGTCGGCTTTCCTTTTTCCACTGAAACCGTGTAACCAAAAATTTTGTTGATTGCATTTGTATTGCCATTTGTCCATGTAACTTCAATTGCGTGCCGGATTGATCTTTCTACTCTCCAGACTGTATCGCTGTTTTCTTCTGCGATTTCAGTATAGAGTCCTTTAATAATGCTGATAAGTTTACTTCTGTTTTCAAGACATTTCTCAACCGCACTTATTATGTAACCGTAACCCTTAAGGCTATGTTTTACGCCGATCTGATCTAATGTCTTTCTTAAAGCAATGTTCATTTGTCTATCCATGAATACCTCCTGTTAATCCTTTCCAACTCCGTATCTGATTGCCATTTCCTTCACAATAGCTGTATATCCCTCGATCAACTTCTTATCCTCTGCAATAATATCCACATAGGATAATTTGTCTCTGGTTGATTTACAGATACCCTCGTCAGCCATGCGCCTGCGCTTATTAGTCAGCCGCTGTTTCAGATTTACACCCATTCGCTTTGACAACAGTTCGTAGCTTTCGGCTCTTACTTGGCTGTATGCCTGTCCGCCACCAAGTTCCATGCTGATTTTTCTTAAAATATTTCCAGTATCATCACGCCATGATGTTGTATCAAGTGCAACCACTTCCCGAATACTCTCAACTCTCTGTTCCACATGGTTCAGTTGTTCCGCCTGCCGTTTCTGTTCTAACTGCTGTTCTGCTACAGAATTGAAAATCTTCTGGAACATCTGCAACTCCGGTGATAATTGGTTGAGGTCAATTACCTTCTGTTTCATGCGCTCTTCCAAATGCGTAAAATACTCACGCGCTTCTTCTGCTTTCTCTCCGTTTCCTTTCATGGAAAGTTTCTTTGCGAAATGTGCTGTGAGTTTGTAATCATCAGCAAAATTTCCTCTGCTACTTTCATTCGCCATTGATGGCGAGTAAAAATAATCCTCATTTTCAGTAGCAAATTCATTGTCTACAATATTCGCTTTCGCCCATCTGGAATAATGGCTTTTATCCATTTCCAAGAACTCATACAACTTCTTTGCGGTGGTCATTCCATTTTCATCGACACCAAGTGCAATCTCAATCGGCGTCTGCATTTTTGCTTGTTTTAACTCTTCCGTTTCCTCCAACTCCTTTCCGTGTTATAATTCCCTTATCATCAAATAAGGGAGGTGCTACAATGATTGAAAAGACAATTCATGACTTAGCTGTCACATATGCCAGTTCAAAACTTTCAGAATATGAAATTGACAAACGCGAAGCTCCACTTTGCGGAAATACAGAAATGTCATCCGAAGAAGTTCTGTATTTAAAAGCGGCATACGATTTTGCTGTCAAAAATCTTTCGGAGTAGGTTCGTACCTTTCTCCAACCATTGCATGAGAAACAGCTTCTTTTATCACTTCATGCTGTTTCTCCTCTGAAACGGACTGCTCAATGCGTTTTAGTGTACCGTCAATACTCTTTAACGTGTTGAGCATTTCTTTTAAAATTCTCACTGCATTTCTCCTTTCTCATTATTTTTAGGGCAAGCCTGTTCGTTAGCTAAAATCATTCCCTCTGCGACTCCGAGAACGTAGCTCTGTTTCTCTTTATCAAGTTTTGGAATTGCTTTTGAAATCCTAACAATTAGGTCTTTTTCCTTTTCGCTCATTTGGTTCACTTCCTTTCTTGTTGACTTTGTAAGCATACAATATCATACAATGTAATCAATGTCAATACCTTTTTGTTGACATTGTTAGCAATTAGTGATATATTATTTTTTGCAGGAAGGAGGTGCTTGATAAAATGAAAGAACGTATAAAATTTTTACGTGAAAAACTAGGGAAAAGCCAAGAAGAATTTGGCAAGGAACTTGGATTATCAAGAAATTACATTTCTTTAATAGAAAATGGTCAAAGAAATTTATCAGACCAGTCCTTAAAGGTTCTTTGCTCTTTGTATTCGGTAAATGAAGAATGGGTTCGAACCGGAAAAGGAAATATGGAAAAATCCAGAACAAAAAATCAAGAAGTTTTTGATTTTGCAAATAAAGTGATGGATTTGCCAGACAAAAAATTTAAGAAACGCTTTATAGAAGCATTGGCAAAGCTCGATGAAAGAGATTGGGAATGCCTAGAAAAAATTGTATTAGAAATAACAAAAGAGGGCTAATTGCCCTCTTTTGTTATATTTATTACTGCCTTTAGTATTTGACTTAAAATCCAAGTATCGTCAATTTCAGATATTTTTTTTATTAGCTCTTTTTTGTAGTTCTCATTTACTTCGTTTTCCCCCATATTGATTTCCTCCAATCATTCCGCACTTCTGATAGCGATAAACAAATTATAGAACTTATGTTCGATACCGTCAACCCCATTTGACAAATTGCTACAAATTACAAACTCGTTTGTAGTTGAGGGACAAGAAAACGCCTTATCCCGCCCCTCAGCCAGAACTTGAAGTGCCCTTATCGGACAATTTTATTTTACAAATTTTTCCACCATTATTCAAACCATTTCGGTCGCAAGTTTCGACAGGTAAATTTCTTATTGTCACAGAATGTCGATTGATTAGTTTAAATTTTGTTAAAAAATTAATTACTGGTTGAAAATTATGCATCTGCCAGTTATCTGTGATGAATTTTAAGTGAATAATTTTCCTTTCTGCCCGTAGGCTTTATGCAAAAGAGCCGGCTACACAACACATGGTCATGTAATCGGCTCTTAGGCTCTTGATTTTATTATATTTAATTTTTAATGCAGTTTTTTTTACAGCTTAGGTGCGATCTTTACCATATTTAACCATTCCTGCACATTAAGATTTGAACCTGAGTTCTGATAAGTACTGAGTGTACCAGTCTGTCCCGGTCCGAAAGTGCCACAACTCGTTACCTGTAAAGTTGATGCACCGCCGGATACCGCAGGAACTCTGACTCGTCCCATGACATAGTTAGATGTTGTATTTGTTATAAAAACTTCACGAAACCCATTTGCGTTTGAACTGAAAGTGACAAGACCTGTAATAAGATAATACCCATCATCCGGGACAGTGAAATACTGCACGACAGGAGTTTGGTCATTATAATTTGTTGCAGTATTGGATAAGGCAGATACATTATTTTTGGCATCTGACTTTTTTAAATATGTGTCTGGAATGTTATTACCATCATAATCTGCACTAGCACGGGCAACTCGTACGCCAGGATAAGTATCATTCTGCTCGTTGTGTGCAATGAGATCTATCATATTATCATTATTAATATTAAACATTGGCATAAGCGAACCCATAATTCCAGACCAGTCGCTTTTCATTATTTTAATAAAATACTTATTTGCTAAACCGCTGTTTAACGATGATATCGCCCCGGTACAAGTACCATTCCCAATCTTAGAAATGTCTGTCGTTCCAAGCATTTTATAGAGATACCGCACATTCTTGAACATCTGTGACACCTTTGCAAAAATTGAAGAGTGTTTTTCGCCGCTTGATAATTTTGATACAGTCGTCCACGCTGACGCTGATCCGTCTGCCACATCACTACTCGTAAAAGTTGCTGTATTCTCTGCTGTATCTCCCCCGGTTGACACTGCGCCAACATCTTTTGCCGTAAGCACTACATTTCCACGACGGAAAGAATCTTCATTTACACCTTTGATTCCGGTAACTGGAGTTCCGGCCAGCACGTCCCACTTTTCATCTGATGTTTTATAAATATTGGCACCTGCCGGAATTACATTCCCGGCTCCCTCTTTAAAATCATCCGTGGTTGTAAATTCGTCTGAAATATTGAACATCCACCCTGTGCTAACATCCGCAAGTGCCGGAAGATCTGCAAATGCAACTGTTCCGTGTGGCTGCAATCCACCTTTAAGTCCTTCTGATACATCTTTTGCCTGCTGATAGTAATACTTGGCATTGTCAGAATCCTCGCCCTCTCTGCTTCCTGTACCACCAACAGCATAACTCTGTGCCTTGGTTGCACTTTCTTCTGCAGATTCCGCCTTACCGATGATCTCCGCAGCCTTTTGAGTTGCAATATCTGCTTTTTCGGCTGCTGTATCAGCTGACTGACTGGCGGATGATGCTTTCTCCGTGGCTGTGGCGGATGATTCACTGGCGGATGTCTCACTGACTTTTGCGTTGCTTTCGGATGCCTCTGCCGCCGTAGCTGACTTCGCTGCCGCTGTCTCTGACGCTTTGGCATTGGTTTCGGATGTTTTTGCCGCTGTTTCACTGGCTTTTGCAGCATTCTCACTTGCTTTGGCGTTGGCTTCGGACTTTGCCGCTGCCTGCTGGCTTGACTCTGCCTTTGCCACTTCCACTTTGATTTTCGCAAGATAGTTTGGCTCCAAGTGTTTTTCCTCGATGCTACCCTCTTTGACGATGGCAGACACTTTTCCATCCTTATCAATATAAAAAGCTACCGTATCAGAATCAAGGAACTCATACTGTGTAATCAGTGCCGACAGGTCTATGTACTGTTTCGTGCCATCAATCAGAGTCAGGATAATCTGCTGTGTAGTCGGGTTATAATCGAAGTTGATTGCGATTTTCTCCATCTGTGTATCAATCGTAATCTTAGAACCGTTCTTTTTTGTGATCGTAATGATTCCGGTCGATTCCTCAAAGGTCACGTCTGCAACAAGAGTTGCTACCTCTGTCTTGGTTGCTTTTGTCGCATCCAGGGTAACTACATTGTCGTCAATAATGCCGATAGCACTATCCATTTTGTTGAGGTTTCGTTCGTTCAACGGAGTCTCATCGCTTGGGTAATTCTCCCAGTTGATAGGTACGTGTGCTTTATTCATGTTCCTTGCCCTCCTTTTCCATGTCTTTCTCCATCTGTTCCCGTTCGGCAATCACATTTCTATTTGCTTCTGATTCGATCTGATGCAAAATATCTTTAAACACCAGATATTTAACCTCAACCGGAATACTTTCACAGGCATTTACATAATTAATAATGTCATTCTCAAACTCTCGGATTTCTGCGTTAATCATAAACTTTCCACCTTTTCTTTCAGATTTTCTATCTCTTCATGCTGTAACTGCACTGTGGCTACCAGATCTGCAATAAGTTCCGTATATTTCAGTCCGTAATACTTTTTCCCATTGCTGTCTGAAAACGTTTTTGGACAAATATTCCACCCTTTTTCCGCTTTTTTCAAAACATCCTGTGCAATAAATCCATGATGGAACCCATCTTTTTCGAAATTATAACGATACGATTTTGCTCTTAAAGAATAAATAAACTCAGATGATTGCTTTTTGCTTAAATCTAAAATTGTGTTTTTTATTCTTTTGTCAGATCCATTAATTACTCCACCTCTGAATCCACCTACTCCGGTATCTCCGTCTAAATGGATCATCATGTGGTCATTATCGTTTGCGCCTTTATGCAATGAAACCTGATTATATTGAACCGTACATTTATGAACAGGACTTTCAAGCGTCCCTTCCACTGTTCGAAATCCATCCGTTCCCATCTGTACAAGTGTTCCACTGCGTTTAAATTCAATAAGGTTTTCTACAGACTCTTCCGCTTGAATATGCATATATCCCCCGGTCATTTCCATAGAACCTTTTAATTCAAGCAGTTTTGCTTTAATTTTGATGCCCTCGGCTGACTGGTTGATTTCTGAAACAACACTATCTCTTGTAACTTTGCTTTCGATCCCCTTTGATGTCTGCGTAATCGCACTGGACATATTGGATGAAAGCTGCTTAAGCGTGGTTATCAATGTCCATTTATATTTACCGCTGTTAATTCCGCCATCCGGATCGCAGCCATACAATTTTCCACTATCCTGATCTAAAAAACTGTGTCCATTATATTTGGATGATGCAGGGTAAGTATCTTGGGGTTTTCCAAAACCATAATAATTAATATCATAGCCATCAATATTCCATGCCTTCAACGAAGCACTGACTTCTGACCGTATCTTAGTTGCAGTTACCTCTATCTTTCCGGACAAATCGCCCTCTGCTTTGCTTGCTCTCGTAACTTCCGCTGTAATCTTGTCCTCATTAATTTTAATGGCTGCCGCAAGTTCAACTTCCTGTCCCTGTGCCCTTTTAACTTCTGCTGTAATACTGCTCGCATTTTGCGTGATTCTCGATGATAAACCATCCGTTGTATTTTTAACTTCTGTGCGAATTTCGGTTGCAGTTTGCGTGATCTGTGACTGCAATCCCTTCTCAACATCCGTTATCGTGCTCTGCGTCTTTTCGATAGTCCGCTCCAGCACATTACTCTTGCCTTTGAGCTTTAAAATACTTTTCTGTATACCATTCGCTCCATTCGTCCGGTACTCTTCCCCGTCCGCTTCCAAATCATCACGTAAAGCCTGTATGCCTTTCATAGTTCTTTTCAGAATATAGGACTCGATCAGTTCATATCTGGTCGGCAGCCGCACTGCATCCCCGACCTCAAGGCACGGATTTCCTTTGCAGTCTGCCGTAAACGGGCGATAAACAATCCCCCTGATCTTTGAAAGAACATTGTTTGCAATGCTTTTTAATTCTTTCGTTCCTTTACCATAGACAAGAAAATTATCCTCGATCACATAGGCATTGTCTCCGGTGCCTACGATCACGCCAATATCATTCTTCTGCTCCCTGATCTGAAGTTTATTAATGGTTTTGACAAGATAATCTTCATATGTGGCAGTAACATAGAATCCTTTTCCTATCTGCGTACTCTTTGGATCGCGCGGAAACAGATCATCTGCCGGATAAAGGTCATTTCTCGGATATAATCCCTGTATCTCCTGTTCCAGATAAATATAATGAAACTTCCCGTCGCGCCCCATGTGCCCCATACAGCCATTGATCTCACAAATACAGGACAACACTTCCTTGCCACTCATAGATTCGCCTATGATGCTCGATTCCTCTGTATCAGAACTTGTCTCACTGGATGGCGTGACCGCAACTGTTTTCTCAATAGACATGTTGTCATTAACCAGTATAATGTCAGCCTGCTCAATTCCGAAGTGCTTAAAAAAGCTGTTCCGGAACTGTTTCATTGTGACTGGATCATACACTGTAACAGTCGTTTTATTCCCGTCTTTGTCTGTCTGCTGCTCTTCGTGGGATGGAAATACAGTGTTGTACCATGCAGCCACATCTGCATTTAAAATGTCATAAAGGGCATCATATGCAACCACATCACGGCACGACCTGTCTGCCGTGGGCGTATCAGAATCAACCTTATATCGTCCGAACTGGAACGGGATATCTGCATGTCCACCAAGAGACATCATTACCGTCATCCATCTGCCCTTCATTGGCAAAAATGTATTTGACACCGTAAATTTAATCATGGCAGCTTCACACGAACCAAACGTCAATTCCTGTTCTGAACACAAACTTTCGGTCAATTCGAATTTTTCTTGGTGTAGCTCTGTATTTGTGATATTGATTTTTCCATCATCAGATACGATGGATAACTGCTTATCGACCGTATCTTTTTTGAACAAGTCGCCATATTTATAATTAACCACCGTACACACCCCCTATGAAAGCAAGTCGAACTGAATTGTAACGAATTATCCCATCATATGTTCCGTATATCGTAGGCTGAAAATCTGCCATATAACCGTACTGCGTCACATAATCGTCATATTCCGGGATATACGCTGTGATATAGCAGGCTCTCCCTGTCGCATTTGTGAACTGACTTCGAATATTGTTTAAAACCTCACTAAAAGTCTTATTTGTCAGCATTGCCCGTGTCTCAAACTCCACTTTTAAAGCCTTTAATTCCACGGCATTTCTATGCAGATAACCGTTGGCATCCGTATAATCATCTAAATCCTGCATATTAACATATGGACTGTATGTTTCTGCTTTCATAAACGACATCGGCACTGTGTAATTTCCAATCTTTAACAACCATCCGCTGTACGCCATGCGACCACCTCCAATCAAGTTACTCTTTCAGATTTACAAATACGAACACCGTTATCATCACTTAAAAATAAGATTTCAGTTTTTCCGTCCGGCAGAATATCCGCCACAAGGCAATTATTCGGATTTCCTATTGGTGTCTGGTTTTCCGAGCACTTACCCCAGTCTATTGGTTTATATTTTTTCATGGCTATTCTCCTGAAAATAGGTATAAAAATAGCACCTACCGTGTATGATAGGTGCTAAATAAATCAAAAAAGAAGCGCATCTCTGCGCTTCCTCTTATATTTTCTGTATTGTCGCATTTTCCACCAATAAGTAATTACCATCTTCCATTAGCGATAAATGATAATCTTCTTCAAAGTATTCATAGGTTAATTCCATTTCCTCTTCTTTAAAATCTTTATAGCTTTTGTAAAGAGTAACGCAACCTTTTTGACCGTTTTTTGCAGTAAAAACATAACCGCCCAATGGTAAATCTCTACCAACAAGATATCCTCCAGATGGATAAATCCCTTTTTCTTTGTCGTACATACATTCTTCTCCTTTAGTTTATTATTCTATTTATCTGCTCTTCCAGTAAAATATACTTCTGCATGATCGTATTTCCCATAGCAATCAAGCTGATCTGAAATAGTTTTCCCTGGTTTAATCTCACTGTCTGAATCTGTAATATATGTGCTGTTGTAATTTACCACATTATTACTACTGTCAAAAAATATTGCATACGCGCTTACAAAAAGCGCCGGATTTGTGCTGTTATTGGTCACGGATACAGTCACGTTTTCATCATTAAATGTCTGTTCAACGGATAAATCATTTACAACCGGTTTATAATATGGGTTTTCGTCATAATCTAAGGTATAATCCACCTTGTCAATTCCGGACACACTATCAAAATAGAAAACACCAATAGATGTTTCTCCTGCCCCCAATACATCAATGCTCATGTCGGCGGCTCCTATTGAATTCCCGCTTAAATCTTTGGCTGTAGCGTTTCCAGAAATTGCGACATCCGTGTTTGAATTATTTGTTACAATCAAAAAATCTAATGTGTCTCCTATTGTGTTTTCGTACAGATACTCTTTTACCAAAAAATCAGAATCAGAAACTTCTTCTCTTGTCGATTCCTTATTATCTACCGTACTAATAGAAGAAACTTTTTTATTTTGCTCGGTAGAATCAGCAACTGCATCGTTATTTTCTCCGTTTCCGCCAAATATGGCAATCAACAGGATTATAACTATAACCACCGCAACAAACCACTTTGTTGCCCCACCCTGCTTTTTTTTGCAATTAGGGCAAATTTTTGCTTTAGCTGGAATCTCCGTCTGACAGTATTTGCATAATTTTGTTTCACTTTTTTCATTCATAGCTGGTCTCCTAACTGTTCTAAGAACTCATTGCCACAATCACAAAATTCTCTAATCATAGACTTCATTAATCCCCATGACATACCAGAATGTCCCTGATTTTTCATAATTTCAATTCCATCTTGAATAGATTTTTCTTTAACAGTTTTGATAATATCTAAGCATTGACCAAGTTCCATTCCTCTGTATAGATCATTAAGTCGAATAGGAACACACTTATCCCACATATTCCATTTATCTTTAGATAAAACCTTATGACCTTCTTCTATCCAATACTTTGATAATTCAGGGATTTTTCTTTTATGTTCTTCCTCTTCACGAATTAATCTTTGACGACTTTCTTCTTGCTCTTTATTAAATTCGTCAAAAGTTTTACCTATACAAAGCATATAAGCATCATCTAAAGACATATCAGATGTTAGTTTATTTCCATTGAATTCACCACAATATTTATTACCATCCTTTGCTCTTTCGTGCAATTCCTTTACAGCTCGTTCAATAGTCCAACCGCAAAGAAAATCAATCTCTCTATATTCCATAGCTTTTCCTCCCACCACTTGTAATAAAATAATTCTAGCACAAGTGGCGGTATTTGTCATTAAAATATTGGAACTGGATTTCTCTGTGTTCTTCTTGCTTCACTCTTCCATTGCTTAACTGTACTGTCATATATTACCTTGCCGTCTAATTCAACTTTAATTCCGCTGTTTTCACTTGTATTCTGTGCGATTTGTGACAGATATGGTGTCAATGCTTCTGATACTGCGCTTTTTACTCCTGCTTTAATTCCTTCTACGATTTGGCTGTTATTCGCAACCGCTGTATTTCCATTGCTAAACTGCCCGACCATTTCTCCGTGATTTGCAAAAAATAAACCATCTTCCGGGAAGCCTCCGGTTGCAAATGTTGGTATTTTCCCGAGGTTAATATTGCCAGCTTGAATTATTTCTTTTCCACCAATATTTACAGAATCCCATGAAAAAGACAGTTTTGAATTAAGCCACGTTGCAAAATTATTCCATACCTGCTTAATTCCTGCAACAGCATTATCAAATGCCTGCTTCAATCCGTCAGAAATGCCGCTGAATGTCCAATTATCTTTTGTAAAATACGGTTCTACATGATTTGTCCACCAAGAACCAATTCCAGATGTACTCCACCAGTTACTAAATTCGCCCCATTTTTCAGAAAGACCTTTTTTCATTCCGTCTCCCTGCTCATCCCATCTTTTTTTTGTAAACCATGGCTTCACATGATTTTCCCACCAATTATATATTCCGGTATTCTGCCACCAATCGGAAAACTCATCCCATTTAGCAGACAATCCCTCTTTTATTCCATTCCCTACTTCCATCCACTTTTTCTTTGTGAACCACGGGAAAATATTCTCCTGAATGTAAGTTAAGGCTTCATCCCACTTTTCTTTAATTTTTTCTTTTATACTGTCCATTTCAGCTTTCACTGACAGTTTCTTTTCTCCCCAATATTCTTTTACATCTTCCCACCATGAAGAAACATCCTCTAAAGTTGTTGTTAATTTATTGCGAACGGGTAGTTCTACATTCAATCCCCACCATTCTTTGACATTGTCTTTGAACTCGGAAATCTTCTCCTGTAAATTTGGAAGGACGACATCTGCTCGTAAATCTACATCATCTAATCCGTTTATATTCTTCCATTCATCTATCCACGCCTTTAGATCAAAGCTGTCAGGTACATTTAATTTATTAGGCATATTATCATTGAACTCATTTAATGCTTTTTGGAAATCATCTAATGATTTGTAATCTTCCTTTTTAGGCAGATTTTTGACAAATTCATCAACATTCATTCCATTTCCAATGCCTAATTTGTCCATCACAGTATCATGGCTCAAAACTCCACCGCCATATGCATTAATCCATTCAAACGGATTAAGAAGTTGTTTAAAACTTTCCTGAAGATATTGCAGAAAACCGCCTTTTTCATACGCTTTTTCTAAATTATTAGCATCTTTTTTTATGCTATCTTTTCCAACCGTAAAAGATAACGTTGCCACTACTACAGCAAGTGAAATAGGAATTGCATAAGAGAGCAATGATTTTACCGCCGTTGAACCAAAAGCGGCTGTGAATTTCGCTCCTATTAATTTTCCAATAGTCTCCTTGAGAAGTTTCCCTGTTAACAGTTTGCCTGCAAGTTTCAGGGCAAATGCTCCAAGAAGAATTTCAACTGTCTCAATATCAATGTTTGAAAGAAAATCTTTTACGCCTTTCCAAACATCAGACCACTTGATATTTTCTATCATGGTCTTAATTGTCTTGTAAACTCCCTGTACCCAAGTATTTATATTTTCTGCAAGTGCTTTAAAATCAAATGTTTTGAAGAATTTATTTATTCCCTCTGCCAGTGATTTTCCAAAGTTTGACCAGTCAAATGTCTGACCAAAGGAAAGTGTGGCATAAATCGCCGTATTCAGTGCCCCGGCAATCGTTTTTCCTACATTTCCAAACAGTCTCGGATTGATAAGACCATTAAGGAAATCTGCCAAGCCTTTACCAAAGTTTCTTGCCTTGGAATAAATCTTATCCCAGTTGATAGACTCCATAGCTTTTGATAAGGCATCACTGATGTATTTTCCAAGCTGTTTCAGATTTTTAATATCACTTTCGTAATTTTTAAAAATAGTATCTGTCTTGACAAGTTTACCGCCACTGGCACCGCCTGATGCGCCACCGCCGCCGGAACCGCCCGAACCTTTTTTACCAGAACCATCATTTGTTGTAATCAGTTTCAATTCATCAAACTGACGGACACCCTTATTCATCTTGTCAATGTTCTTTGCCGCCTGTCCGGTACTGTCCGCAACATCATCTGCGCTTTCTGCCGCATCTGAAAAACTATCCGCAAGACCTGCACCGGAATCCTCATATTTCCATCCGAAGATTGCGCCTAAAGCGTTTGTAACCTTTGTAACAAAGCTGATAACAACCAGTAAAACGGAATTGAGTGCTTTTACGAATGGTTTGAAAGCATTGATTAATGCTCCACCAATAACACTGCCAAGCTGTTCGAACGACTGTTTTAAAATTCTGATCTGGTTCGCCCACGAATCAGCAGTACGCGCAAAGTCTCCCTGTGCTGTCTGCGTATTGGCAAGGACGTACTGATACCGGAGCATTGTCTTTTCAGCCTGTGACATAGACTCGATATCAGAATCTAATCCCTGTTTCATCGCCCACTCTTTAAGGGTTGCCTGTGTAAGATCAAGACCGTAATCTCTTAATGGACGTGTCTGTCCGGTAAATATTGCAGCTAAATCCTTCGACACAACATCCTGATCTATGTTATACAGAGATGCCATATCAGCAGTTAATTTTGTTAAATTCAAAGACACATCAGCCATGGAATCAGACAAACCAATATAGCCATCTGTCTGTTTGTTCAAAAACTCATTGGCTTTCTTTATCAAACTGCTGTCAATTCCCATGGCTGTTCCCATTGCTTGGAATCGGCTTGCCGTCTGTTTCAATGTCAGTTCTGACATACCAAACTGACGTATAGAGTCCTGTGCAAACTCATTGACTTTTTTTGACATGTCACCAAAAGTAACATCAACAACGTTCTGAACCTCTGTTAATGCCGATGATATGTCGATTGCATTTTTTATTCCTCTGATCGCTCCGTACAGACCAAGATAAATCCCCATAGAGGATAAAATCTGTCTTGTGAATGACTTGAGTCCGATCAATGCTTTTCCTGTGGATGTCTTAAATCCAAGGAAAGAACCGGAAAGATTACTGATGCTGTTATTTAACCCAGAAATTGCGCCACCAGACCTGTTGGAAAGATTTCCAAGTGCCTGTGTCATTTGTAAAATATTTGCGCTTACATTTGGTGCTTTTGAGAGTGTCTCAAACAGATATTTAAGGTTGTCAGCAAGCAAAGGTATATTTGTTACTGCACGTCCGCTTGCAACGCTTCCAAGCCTTGATATGGCTGTTACAAGGTTGCTCATATTGGTCATATCAAAATTCAATGCACCTATCTTGTTCATCTGGCGTACAAAGTTTTGTAACTGCGCAGATAAAGCCGGCAGATTCTTTGTCGCCTGTGTAGATGCCTTGCCACCAATTTTTGACAGTGCCGACACCATGCTTGTGAGTCCGCTTGTATCAACAGCTTTAACACTTGCTATTCCAGATGCAAGATCTCTCACAGCAGAAGATATTCCGTGGATAGAATTTGCATCAACACCAGAAAATTTATTGAGTGCCCGCACCATTGATGTGATTTCCGAAGATTTACCACCTTTGAACCCGGTAGCTGCATCGGAAATGCTTCTGATTCCGCTTGCAATATTTGAAAGTTTTGCAGTGTCAAACGATATGCTTTCCCGGAGCCTATTCATGCTGTTTACAAGGCTTTCTATGGAATTACTTGCTTTTGCAGAGTCAGCTTTGATTTTTATTTGTAATTCATCAATGTCTGCCATATATGCACCAACTTTCTATGCAAAATAAAAAGACGGTAGGCTGTGACACCTTACCGTCCTTGATCTACTCTTTTAATTTTTCTCTTGTAACCGGTCCGCATTTCTTATCTACTGTAATTCCGACTTTTTTCTGGAATGTTCCAATACCGGTCGCCGTATCATTTCCAAGAATACCGTCCACATTACTGTTTCCCTTTTTATCTTTTTCATCCAGGCATCCGTGATAAATAAGCTCCGTCTGAAGCCATCTCACATCATCCCCTCTCATGCAAGGGAATTTTTTCTTTAAAATCCTTACAGGTTCCGGGTATGGGTTTAAATGATCTTTTACATTTTTTCTAGGGTTTCCGCTTGTCACAATCGCTGTATGACCTTTGGTTTTTGTGACAAGAACATCTCCATTGTAAAGAACCATTCCTGCCGCATAACCTCCAATGTCATCAAACATGCCACTAGAAAGAAGTACAGATTTTTCATTTGCTGTGGTGAAATTTCCAACATCTTTTCCAGTTGCATGAATAATGCATGCACGTACCGTTGTGCCGCAATCTGCTTCTGTTTTTACTTTTGAATTAATACCATATTTGACAATTCCAAGCCGGTGTCCCTGACAGTAGCCAATATTATCATTATTGCACGCTGTAATCATTGATTCTGCCAGTTTATCCGCCATATATTTTGTTTTTGGTCTTAACACATACCATCCTTTTTTATGAACATAAAAGTTTTGCATACTTACTTCTGTTCCGGTCTGATCTCCCGGTCTCCCACCGGTCAATTTCCCATTTTCATCATGTCTTGCAGACCCAATTCTAATTGACATATTTATACCTCCAAGTTCTTTTCTGGTTTTGGATGGCTCAACTCATAGTTTGACTGCATAATTTTGAGCTTTGCCACAAATAGCTCTCTCTGTTTCTTAATTTCTTCTTCCGTCATTTCTGAATCATCTTTCCCTTGTTGCTCATTGATTGGTTTTTTAATATACTTTGATCTTGCTTTTCGTCCGGCAAGGCAATGTTCTACTGCCACCGATACCGCAGACAATCCGTATGTTCCAAACCACATCCACATCTCATTGTCTCTTTGCTTTTTATCTAAGTTGTAAACATCCGCATAAGGCTGTAAATCAGCCGGGCAGGACGTGTCTATGTCATGCACAGTAAATCCGTACCCCTTTGTAACTAAAAGCCAAAACGGGCGGATTTCCGTGCAATACGTTTCCCATGTAAGCTCTCTCTGTTCTTCTACTTTTTCCTCGGAGTTTTCTTCTCCGCTTCTTTCTGCTCTGCTTTGAGCAGTTTTGATAAAAAACCGTTTTCAAGCAGCTCCGCTAAAAGTGCATTGTAAAGTACCTGAACATCTGCATCTTCTCCGTCAAAGTAATCATCCAGCATGGCATATACTTTTCCAAGCTGCTGTTCCTTTTCTCCCTCATTGTCCGGATTGTATCCAAGTTCCTCTTTGTGAAACTTCTGCGCGCCTACAAGGATTAACTCTGGAAGAAATAAAAGGATTTCGTCAACCGCTTCGATATCTTCCATCTGGTCTAATTTTGCTACTTTCTTGATAATTCCGCTTTTCACGGTTGCTTCATATCCAAACTTGATCTGTAATTCTTTCTCGCCAAATTTTAATTTTGTCATTTTCTTTCCCTTTCTCCCTCTCATATAGGGAAAGGGCAGTCCGAAGACCGCCCTGTTCTTTTAAATTGTTTCTTCAAGCTCTGGCTCGGTTGTCTGGTTATCGTCAGCCGATCCAACCGAACTATTCGACTGACGTGTTATTCCCCCGGTGTAAAAGCTACAGCGGTGTCCATGCCCTTGTATTCTTCAATGGTAAGATTCATTTCAACCGTCAAAAGTTCGTTCTGACCAATCTCCGGCTGTGGAATCTGCTCTGGCGGCTGAGCCACAACAAAAAACGCTTCGGTAAATCCCGGGATAATCGTTTCAAACCACATTCTTTTCCCGCCGGCAAGCGCCTTGTACGCTGTGATAAGTGCTTCCCACTCTTCCTTTGTGGCATCTGTAAGGTTTACCGTGATAGGGAAAGAGCCACCGGTATCTGCGCGCCCCTTTACATATTTGGTAATAGCATCTTCTAATGCAGATGCGTCAATCTGTTCCGGCTCAATGTTGATACCGCCGATTGCGTTAATTCTTGTAAGCTGTTTAAATGATGTAGGCTTTGTCCCAGCTGTTGTTTCTGTTCCATAGCCAAACGTAATGCCTAACGTAGACAATCCTGCTGCTGCCATTTTTACCTCTCTTTCTACCGCCAAATAATGCGGTTATCTGGCGCATCTTTTTGCACCCGGTGCATAAAAAATAGAGCCTTTCGGCTCTTTTACATCAATCTGTCGTTGGCTCCGATTATCCGCCGGAACCTTGCAACGCTTCTAAATTTTTTTTCACTGTCATTTTTAAACTCCGGCATTGCTGTAATTTGAAATCGCATCTGTTTAAAGGCATCAGCTAAAATAGCCATAATCCCTTTTGCATCGCTCTGCTTTGTGTTTGTAATGACGTCAACCTGTATTGTTTCCTGCACCGCATTTACGGATGTGCCCTCTAAATCTGCCCCACGTTCAAGCCCCGGCATCTCATGGATGTAAATAGTCGGGAAAACAGGGTCTTTATCAAGGTTCTTTTCAACCGTTGTAAATGCAGTGTCAAAATTCATGCTTTTGTATTTTTTCTTGAGTTTTGGTTTGGCTATCGTTGCAACATTGGAGAAAATGTTTATTTCAAGGTCAAATACCCACTGGTTTCCTGCCATTATCCAAACACCTCCTTCGCTGTCTGTGTAACAATCTGCCGCAACTCATTTGCGGTCAGATACATGAATGGTCGGCTTGGCATTCCCTCTGTAAACCACCAATCGCCATTGTCGTCCTGATAAAACCATCCATATCTTCCATCTGAAATCTGATGTATAGTTTTTCCACTTGCATACTGCCACGAAACGCCATCCGGCAGTTTCCCTGGATAAGGATTTTGCTGTCCTACGGTTCCTGTTCCAAATTCAACAAACATTGCATGGTCCGTCCCGGCAACTACCGCCCATATCCCGCCTCCTTTGGTACTTCCCTTGTATTCTGAATGAATACTGGAAATCAATTCTGATGTGAATATTGCGTCAAGGTCAGCAATTTGTACTCTGGCAATCTCTACGCCCTTTTCCGCGAGTTTTTCTGCCAATAGCTGGCATTTATATGTCAAGCTGTTTTTATAGGCTCTAAGCTCTCGTATGGCGTTCTGAATAGACTTTTCAGACAGGCTCATTGTGATTACTTTCTTCCCCATGCCACACCTACTTCACATTTTTTTGTAACAAGAACAAATCAACCGTCAATCCCTCGTCTGCGACACCTTTTACGATGTAATCAGCCGAATTTTCGTCAACGATTGTATTCTCTTCATCTTTGTACTTTACGTCTGATCGTTTCCATACCAAAGATCCGACGCTCAATGGAAGCTTTCCTTTGTCTTCTACGATCTGAACAAAATTTGTAGAGTTATCTACGCCAAATTCTTTTATAAGTGCTTCGCTCAACTTATTGCTGATCGAAGAATAAAAAACCACAGGCTTTTCATAACCTGTGGTATACTCTCCGGTTGTCTTCGGTATCTTGTTCCCGTCATCATCAAGGTAATAAATTACATTACCATCAGAATCCGTGTACGAAGAATATTCGATGTTACCATCATCATCCGTCACATATACCGGCACCTTGCCGCTTTGCTGCGAATAACTCATTTTTTGCTTATTGATCTCAAGCATTTCACTTCACATCCTTGCCGAACCGTTTCCACAGCTCAGAAAGCTTTTCCCATCCATACATTGCGACAAACGCAACAATAAATCCTGCAATAATAGCTGCCAAGATCATATACCATAAAATTGATGTCTGGATGTACTGCATGTATGCCACAAACGCAGCGACCGTGATTCCGATAGAAAGAACAAATACCAAAATGTCCGTTGGAATCTTAGAAAATACGCCTACACCTTTGATTACCTGTGTTACCACAGACACAACAAATGCCAGCGCACCAATGATTGCCAGAATAATTGTCATATTTGCAATTACAGACTGTATAATATCCATGATTAAACCTCCTTTTCATCATTAAGACGGGTTTCTATCCCGTCAATTCTGTGATGCGCCGATTTCACACTTTCTTCAACCTTTATAATTCTGTTGTCGTGAGAATTTATTTCTTTTCTCATCTCCGAAACTTCATTCTTGATCTCGGTTGTGTTGTTTGAAATGGCATCCAACTTCATGTTAATGCGTGTGTTCTCCCGCACGCGCTCTTCAAGATCCGTGTTGTCTGTCCTTTTGTTGCTCTTCAAGCCCATAAAGACGGAAAAACCAAGCGACAGCACGCTTATAATGATTGCTGTTGATATTTCAATCGTCAAATCATATACCGCCTTTCATTTTTATGGCACACCGCCCACCACCGCTCAATGTGTGCCGCCTGCTACGTTTTGTCGACGTCGACAAAACGTAACGCACAATCTTCTAAAAAACTGATAATTGCTTTGCAAAAAACAGATTCCTTTTCTACTCATGGCAGATAGGTCACAAAGATTTTACAAACGGGAATACCCCTACGAACAAGCTTTCCCTGTCTTTCCAGCTACGGCTTACGCCGTTTTCTGAATAACTTGCCATATATGATTCTCCTGCCTGTGAATGGTCGTACACGGATAAATTGACGATTACATCCTCAAACTGTTTCAAGTCTTCGGATATTTTTTCATCCGTGTAGCTTTTCGGGTAATTCCGCTTGCTTACCACTTCATTTCTTGCCTGCTTGATAAGCTGTTCAATGTAAGGATTATCTTCTTTCTGGTCGAACACGACAACATCAGAAGTTACACCATCTTCATCCGTAACGGTTTCAATATGAAATTGTTTCAGTCTGATTTTGACCTGCTCTAATGTTGTATATTCGTCCATTCTTCCCTACCTATAATCCGAACTGCTCGATCAAAATGCGTTTCAGTTCCGCTCCACTGATTTCTTCTGCACCCTCGATCCCATGTTCAGCGGCAAGTGCCTGTAAATCAGCAGTGCTCATTCTGTTAATCTCTGTCTTGGTGTACTCGCCAGAAGATTTCTCTCCCGGAACAATGTCCGGGATTTCATCTCCTGCTTTATACCATCTTCCATTGCGCTTTACTGTATATTCAGCAATCATACCGCACCTCCTACGCAACTTTCATGACAACAACGCTGTCCATGCCCTCAAAAGTAGGCAATCCGATCATTGACACAATGCAATGCGTGTTGATCGGATGATTTGTTGCGTATGTATATACCGAAATGCCGGTTTCTACAATAGAAAGGTTTCCGTCTGTTAAACTTCCGCTTCTCTCTTCCGGTGTCTTTCCAAAGACATAATCTCCAAGGTACACGCCGGATGCCTGCGCTGAAATAACTCCTGTAGGAATAAAATATTTGGTAGCACCGTCTGCAGGGTCGATGTAAAGTTTGTCGTAAACTTCAATCTCGATGCCGTATCCTCTAAGATACTCTGTAACCTGCCCCTGCTGTAAGCGAATACCGCCATTGTAAGCAGTAATTCCAAGCACCTGTTTCTTTGTGTCCTCCGCCTTAAGGACCATTTCCCATGTTTCTGTATTCATGCTAAAGCGTGCAAGGGAATATCCTGTTTTCTTTGCAAACTCACGTTTAATCTCGATAAGGTCGTCAAGTGGCGTTGCTGTTTCGGATGCAGACCATTTATCGGTATCGCTTCCGGAGATATCCTTGTAATGGTCTCTCTTGTGCGCCACTCCATTGTCCGAAGTATAATCCACATAGTAGCTTTTTCCGCCAATTGTTACCTGTACTCTTGGAATACCATCAGATGGTGCTAATAACTGCCAAATCTGGCGTTCCGGCACTACTCTTGCTCCTTCAATAAGCATCATCGGTTTTTTGCTGATTTCTCTAAGCACCTGGTTTGCCATGTTGGAATTTTCTGCCGACTGGTAATTTGCATACTCCTGCTCTTCACGCTCTGTTACCATGTAAGATTCACGGTAGAACGGCATCTCGTTCTGAATATCCGAAAATCTACCGACATCTCTTAACTCTGCCTGCGCATCAAAATTGGATGCCTTTAATGATACCGGAAGACCGTTTTTCCCTTTGATAAATCTAAGTTCAAGGCTGTCCTGTTTTCTGGTTCCAAATTTCTGTCTACCTAAGTAAGGCGCAGAACCAAGCGTTTTTTCATAATTATTCCACATAACCCCAAGACTTCTTGCGGTAAATGCTTCTGCTAATGGTAATGCCATTCTCTAATACCTCCATTTCTTAATCAAAAAAAGTGACACGCGGTGTTGCTGCTTTTGCAGTTGCTTCTACGGTCACTCCATTTGCCGTTACCTTTGCGCTGTCAATAGAACCCTGATATACATAAGTTCCAGGCGCATCTCCCATTGTTACGTCAACATCTTCCAGAAGATACCCTTTGCAAGATTCGTCATTGCTTGGGAACGGTGTCCCTGCCTTTGCAATCTTCTTTCCGTTTGCATCGGCACTTGTTACCATTGTCTGCGGAACGATGCACGCCGCACCCTCATAAGGAAAGAATTTTAAAATTCCTTTACTCTGTGTAAAGTCTCTTTCAATTGGTTTTCCCATAATTTACCTCCTATAAAACATAATGGTCTTTGGCTTCTGCATTTTTTGCCGGTTCGCCAAAACTGATTTTTTCTGCGTTCTCTACGTCCGCAGTTTTTTTATTTTCTCCACCTGCAGTACCGCCGCCCGGATTTTCAGAATTATTTGCAATCTCCTGTTCCTTTGCCTGCGCTGCCGCGGTTTCCTTTTCGGCTGTAATCTTTCCAAGAGCGTCATAATCAAGGCTTCCATTATCCTTGACAACGGATTTTGCCTGCTCTGCATTGATTTTTAACTTTTCCATCAATGCTTCGCGCTGGTCTCTAATGGCGTTTTTCTTCTGCATATCTGCAATCTGCTGATTTGCTGTCTCTAACGCCTTGTTTGCTTTTTCAAGTTCCGTGAGGTTTCCTGCTTCCATTTCATCCAGCTTTTTCTGCAACTCATCTGCGCTGTCTGCCTTTGCCTTAAGCTCTGCTGCTTTTGCCTGTTCTCTCTGTACGGCACTGCCGTAATCAGCAATGATTTTCTCAACATTTTCCTCACTGATACCCATTGCAATTAACTCTTCTCTTTTCATTGATTACCTCCGATATGTCTTTACGAATTTTTGCGGTGCAACGACACCGAATGACACTGTTGATTTTTACGCTCACAACTTTGCGAATTTTTATAAAATAAAAACAGCCACCGATTACTCGGTAGCTGTCTTATTTTGCTGTTTATTTAATTGGTTTACAATTTCCTGTGCTTTTTGTTCCTGCTCTTCTGCATCATCAATGGTTTTCCACAACGCATCTATATATGGCTTAGACAAGAGGAATGTCTTTTCAGCATCTCCCCAAAGCCCCACCGTTTTAATGGCAATAAGAGGATGTATGCCGCACTCTAAAAGCTGATATAGTGTTTGCGACTTTGTATACATATTGTCTTGCGGGCTATGATTGATTTGCACATCAAAATCCCTCATTGACAATTTCAAATCCTTGTCCTTAACGCGTATTACATTTAAGACAACTTTTGCAAGTCTCTTCTCTGCCGATTTCACAATTGGGTCTTTTAATTTTGCTCTTGTCTTTGAAAAATCCCATCCAGCCCTTAATGATACTGCTCCTTGTGTATCTCCTCCAGAGTTTTGGGACTCTCTGTTTGGTATTGCTAATATTGCCAAGGCATTGTCCCACAAATCATCTTTTGCCACCTGACACTGGCTCTGATTTAGTTCCTGCGTCATAATCTCAACATCGGCTTTGTTATCCTTGTTATTGGACTTTACCGTCAAAGCATGGCTCATTTTCATCTCTTCAAACGTTTTTGGGTCGATTTCACAGTTCACAAACTTAACCCAGTACTGAACAAACTGCTCAATTCCATCCATTCTGTTTGACTGCATATTGTTTATGGCATCCAAAATACCTATGACAAGCTCAATATCAGAAATTCTCTCATGATTATTTGGAAACTCAACAATAGGTATACTTCCAAATGCGTGCAATTTCCATTCAGAAACTACTCCATTTTGAATTTTGCATGAATAATTGTCTGTATAGCACAGTTTGTACCATCTTCCATCTTCGTCCTTAAGCTCCTGTACGGCAATCACCGGTTCTTCCGTACTCCGATTATAAATAACACAAGTATTCATCGGAGTAGGGGCAACAATCTGAAATGGTATTTCTCCATTTGAAAATCTCACAGCCTTAAAAGATGTTCCAGTTGCTGACTGCCACTCTCCTGCTTTAATGTCTTTTTCCTGTTTATTCGCATCCACAAGATAGTCATTCAGCGCATCCACTGCCCGATTAATTTCATCATCATCTTTTCGACTGATAAACTGTATTGGCTCGCCATATGTCTGTCCTACTTTGAACTGAACAATCTCATACGCATGATTTTCTACTATTTTGTTTGTAATATCAGCATTTTGCACCTTTACACGGTATAAAACAGGCTGGTCACCTTTGTAATATCGCCAAAGATATTCTATGATGGTTTTGTTGTAATAAAAATTTCCGATGCAGTCTCCTACCACATTGACAATATTATCTGCTGTGATGGTTTCAACATCTGTATATAAAATTTTTCTACCATAACAGCCTTTAACAAGGTCTTGGAGAGATTTATCATTTCTCATACTTTTCTCCTAAATAAACGTCATTCCGCTGGATGTTGACCGGGCCGGAAGAGATTTTAATTTTGTTTTTCCGTTATCTGGATAAAAAACGACTTTTTTGTGACACTTTCTGCATTCAACAGCAATATTCATTGTAGATTTTCCATCATGTATTGCTACTTTTCTTCCGCACTGCGGACAATATATTGTTTTTGGTATATATACCATAAGGTCCTCTTTTCTTTGCAAAAGAAAAAGCACCGGAGATTTTTCTTCGATGCTTTTTTCAAGTTGGGGAGGGTAAAGTGTTCAACTATTTGTTGACTTCTTCGATTATAACTATATCATTTTTTCAATATGACATTCTATGACATTTTCAAGTATGTTGCTCCATACTTCTCCTCAAATCTTTTTAATGCAATTCCATGAAGCCTTATTGTCTGCCTCCAGGAGTAATTCATTTCAGTTGCAATAACCTCAAATGTCTTTTTTTCTATGTACTTTGAAAACAACACATTATAGACATTCTCATCTTCCATACTGTCTATCTGGCTGATGATCTTATCTCTTTTGATAATATAATCATCAACCAGTGCATCGATCTTCCTTTCCATTTCATCAATCTTTGCCTGCTTCGTGCCTATCCTGTCAAAATTTGGAGTTGTCATTACTCTTTCTTCATTTGTAATTGACGATATGCTGCATGCCAGCTCTTTAAGTTGTGCAAGCTCTACCAGCTTATTATTTATCATCCGGTTAAGACGGCTTATCTGTCCTAAATATTCTTTGGTTGTCATATCAATACCTCCGTCCGAAAGAAAATGGGTTTTGAGTTGCTTCTACTCTTGCCATTCTTTTATTTCCGTAAATCATGTCACATAGTTGTGCCGTAGAATCTATCCCGTCATCATGCTTCATTTTCCCTTCAAAAGTAGCAGACAAAATATTTTGAAAATACTTTCTGTACTCTTTTGTTTGATATTTCATGTCCACAAAATGAAGTTTTCGTATGTCTGGAGCATGATTTTTGATTCTATCCATTTTTGCAGTCTGATTGTCTGCCGGATCATGACTTGTGTTAATAGGGTATCCGTCTTTTTCCCATATTTTTTCACAGTCTGTGCGGTATGCTGATGTTGTCTTTGTTTCCTCAAAATGGACTTCTGCTGTCTTATTATTAAATTTATCTAAATGTCTTTCCATTCGTGAAGTAACTTCCGGTATGGTAATTTCCTTATCACCGTCATTGTAGACAACATCAGTAATATAATGTTCTCCGTCAATCTCATAGCAGATAGGCATTGATACAAAATCACCGCCACCATAAGCAGGGTCATTAGCTGCAAATATCCTATCAGGTCTTATTCCTTCAAGTTCTGCCGGATTAAAGAAATTCATAATATCGACATTGAACATCTGACCCTTTCTTTCAATAGGCTCCTGTTGATACTGTGCAAACCATGATGCCATATCGTCATTGTTTTCAAAAGATGCCATACGTCTTTTGTAATCAAGAGTTGTATATCCCAAATGATACGGATAATCAAAATTGCTTTCTCCGTTTTCATTTAGGGCAGGAATAATAACCTCTCTGTGCCGTATGCCTTTGTATTCAGGATCATTTTGTAATAGGTCTAAACGTCTACCTTGAACGTCCTTTTTCGCCCAACGTGTTCCTATCCCCAACAATTTAGCCTTTCCAGGCTTAATTCTCGGCATAAAGTTGTTGTCGAATTTTCCCCATACAGTTTTTTGCCTGTCTTCACTCAATGCTTCATCAATACCGCTGAATAAGTCATCATAAACTCCAAGCCCGTCACAGTCACAAGCACCATTCAATGTTCCGTAAATGCTTCGCATTGTAAATGTTGGGTATGCTTTTTTACGTATAAGGTCTACTGTCAAATCTTTTCCGTCAGTAACCAACTTTTTCTCTACTATATTTGGATATATTTCAGCATACGTGTATGTCGGGTCCGTAATCATTTCTATGATACCGTCATAGTAACCACCAGTAATTTTGTCTGAATATGCCGAATACAGATTAGATCGCTCTGGCCTGTTAGAACCAAACCACAGATTTCCCATTTTGACTATTTGTGTCTTGCCGATTCGTCCAGGGCAAAATACCATTCCTTCGTCCAGCACATCATCGTACAGATCTTGAATAAGCTGTGCTACCTGCCGTAATGGATTTATTCTCGGCTGATAAAATCTCTCTTCTACCGGTCTATTCTTTTCCATGTATAGCATGAAACTTTCAAATCGGTAATGTGCTT